TTCATACCTTTAATTCCAAAATGCTCAATGACATCATTAAAATCATCAGTATGAACTAGTTCATTTTCTGAAATAATTAACATTTTTATCCTCCTGGATAGTTAACGTGTTGGTTAAGTTCGCTTAGTATTTTTAAAGTATTATAATACTCTGTCTTCAAAGATGATAATTCCTTTATAATAAAAAGTAAACAAATAAATAGTATAACGTTTATAATCAAAACAATTATGCTTGATATGTAAATTATGAATTCTTTACGTGTCATTATGTACCCGATCCATAATTCGATGCTTGTTTCTTCTGATATTTAGATTTTTGATTAAGTTTACGGAGTTTTGAACCAACACTTCCGCTAGTTGCCCAATCACCATATAATCGTTTAATATCTTTAGCTTTAGCAGCGGCTTTTTCTGATTTGTAATTCGCTTTAGCAGATTTAGTTCGTAAATCAGATCTACCAAATTCTTTCTTAGTAGATTTGTAATCGGCTTTTGCAGAATCAGGTTTGGCCCATGTCTTATCTCGCATTTGTTTCTTAGCATCCTTATACGAGATGTTTTGTTTGTTAGACATAATTTTTGTCTTTTGTTTTTCTTTTGATAGGTTGTTATTATAACGAACTCTACCTGGGTCTGAACCAAGAAGCATGGATACACCAGCATCTTTAAATAAATTACCAAAATTGTTTTTAGTTCTTCTATCTAATTTAGCCAGTTTCTTTTTAGCTCTTCGTGCTGATCTATCTGAAATAACTCTTCTGCTACCCCATTTCATACCTTTAATTCCAAAATGCTCAATGACATCATTAAAATCATCAGTATGAACTAGTTCATTTTCTGAAATAATTAACATTTTTATCCTTCCTATTTATTTTTAAAGTCGTTAGGATTAAGATGAACGACGTCTTGCCACTTTAAAATTTCGACAATACCATTTTTGTGATAATCTTCAAATAGCTTAAACACGTCTTTCTCATCTGCTTTAATTGTCAATAATTTGTTTATAGTAACGACAGCAAAGTCACCTTCCCAACCTTCGGCTTCGTAATTTGGAATTTGAAGTTTAAGTTGTTGACCAGGGAAATATGATTCGCCCAATTGTGGTTCCTTCAAGTAATTTACCAAAGTAGCAAATTGAGAATCATAAATAAATGGTGAACGTAAAGTTACATCTAAAATAGTAGACATCAATGTATGATTGTCCTGAGATTTAATCAAACCAATTAGAACTTCTCCAAGTTCAGCATCGGTTTGAGCTTTCATTTCTTCCGTAAGAACATAAGGATATTCATAACGGAAATATGGATTGTTATCCACAATGGCAATTTTAGTACCTTCTTCGGTTTCGAAGCGTTCAATTTTTAACATAATTTAACCTTTCAATTAAAGTCTATCAGGCCATGGTTCATCTGTACTATAAACCATATTTGAGAAACGGATATCAGTAATATCGCGATTTTCCGGTACATCTTCTAAGAATTGTAGACGAATTTGACGGGAGTCAGTGTTTCCACCAATATAGAATGTGCCATAAGGAACTCCCTTATCGTTTGTAATATTTCCAATTTTAGATGACGTAGGAGCGAATCCTAGTGGTAATGATCCCTGTGGTACAATGACACAGAATTTGTTTCTATCTGATGGGTGAGCCACATATCCTGCAGCGCCTCTACGCTTAATACCGAACCAACCCCATGACAAACCGCCCCAAATTAATTCCACATTAGAGTTAATTCGTCGGTACAATAACTTAGCACCACTAAATGCGGTTTGTGTGATTGAAGCCAATACCTCACCAGTATCTCCATACAATACCTTCCAGCAGTCCCTTGCAGTATTTCGAGGAACTCCCTTATCGTAAGGTTTTATTTTAATCCATTTAATAGCACCGTTCTTTTTACGTCGGTCGACATAAACCGCACCAACAGGTAAAGCTTGTAGTGTCTCTACGTTATTATCATCATAAGGGTAGTTATCACCATATACCGTATCGGTATTATTTGCTTGGGCTGTGGTAGTATTACCAGAATTAGACGATAACCCTTCAAGAGCAGTGTGTAATTCTGAGTTCTTAATATAATGGTCTCCGCCATTAGCCAACTTGGTATCGATAGCAGTACCAATAGAACTTTCTACAGAACCAACCTTAGCTCTCAAGGTACCTAGGTCAGTCTCTTTAGCGAAACTGTCTGTTACTGGGATTGTGAAACTCACTTCCCCGACAGTAACACGAGTCCCATCCATGGTATCTACCTTAGTAATATCCGTCTTCTTAATGTATTTGCCATCAAGAAGTGCAGTCATATCAGTGAAAATATCATTGACATAATCTGCGTTAGTCTTAAGGGTTTCAACAATCTTTTGACTAGTTAGGTTGTCGGTAATATATGAAGCGATAGCTCCAGATACACCTGTTTTGAATTGTTCTAATGCCGTAATATCAGCAGTATTCTTTTCAACCTTAGCCTTCAGTGTATCAAGACCCTCTTTGACACCATCTGCTACAGCTCTAGCTGATGAAGTATCACTCGAGAGAGTAGATAGTTGTTCCGAAATAGCTTGTGTGATTTTTGTTGTGAAGTCGCTACCTTCGAAATACGTATTTAAATATGACTGTACGTATTGTTTCGCAGCGGCAATATCGGATTTAGATGTTTCTGTGATAAGAGAAGTTAAATCCAATCTGAGTTGAGCAACGTCTACCGAATTTATAATATCCGTCTTAGCAGTTAGAATTTTAGTATCTAGTGCTTCAAGAATATCGGATTTGATAGTTTCCGCATTTAGGGATGCTACTTTTGTCTCAATACCCTGTAGTTTGCTCTCCTGATTTTGCAGCGATTTTGATTGTTCATCCTTAAGTGTATTGATAGATTCAACCAACGCAGCTTTTATGTCTTCTTGAATCTTCTTAGTATCAATTAACTTGGTTACTCGATTCATAATGTCATTTTTAAGTGTATCTGTGTCGACAGCAGTTCCTGCTTTGTCAACGACCCCCTTCTCAGATACAATTTTATCGACAAGACTTCGGATGAAATCAGTATTTACAATATCGGTTGCAACTTCAATGAAGATTTGGTTATTTGTTGTATCGAAATCTCGTACAAATGCGTATTTATCTTCTCCATAATACACTCGACTCGCGCCATCAGTATCTTTAGGAGAATACACATCCAACTTCATAGTTATCGCATCGATTAAAAACGTTGTTTTAGGTATAATTAATTTGGCGTATCCAGAATAATTAATTAAATTATTAGGGATATCAACAACAAGAGTCCCTTTCTCAGGTAACCATGTGGCTGAAAGTTCTGTTTTGGTATCGTGAGATGATCTAAAATAGACACCAGAGATGATTTGCTCATCTCCAGCATCAGGATCAGCGAATTTGATACCAATAGAACGGTCTGTACCATCATCTATAATAGTAACAGGCGTGTCTAAGTATATCATTTAAACCTCCATTATTGTCCGAGTGTTAGAGGATATGCAACACCAACTCCATTAAGTTCAAGACTTCCGTTTTTTACAAAGTCAGATACAGGCTCACCGTTATATGTGAATTCTTTATTGAATTGCACAAATACAAGCTTACCTTCATCATTAATTTCTTGACGATTAGGATCTTCGATTACAACAATATCATTCGCTTTGTATGTTTTACCTACTTCAGCCTTCTCAAGAAGACTAGCAAGTTTTCGATACACAACTCCATATACAATAGAGCCAGACATAATGGTATGAAGAACCATAGCATAAATGAAATCGTCACGACGACGGTCTTCGATTTCTTTTTGTGCAACTGTTTCATTGAGTGAATCCACTTTCTTAGTAGTTTCTTTGAATTCAATTTCTGAGAAATACTCTTTGTGGAATGCTAACAAACATTTTTTAACATATTCGTTTTCATCACTTGCATTGTTTAGTTTATGCTCACCTTTCAAATATACAGTGATTAGATTTGTTGGTGAATCAGTATACAATTCAAACAATGTCTTTTCGACATTTCCAGTACCATCATACATAGGATAGTATGAACGAATTTTAAAATTACTCATTTGTAGTTTCCTCCGTAATAATATTTTCATTTACGTTAATGTTGTCGATTGCTCGATTCATTTTAAGATCTTCGATCTCCTCATTTTTCAATTCCAGGTTTACCTGAAGCTCAATAATCTGAGCTTTCAGAAGACCTAGTTCAAACGTCATTTCTCGAATTAAACGTTCTGTTAATTTATCCATAATTCTAATCCTATCTAAATTTTATCCTCCAAAGAAACGATCATTATTCCAATTGTATTGATTCTTCGCAGAGTACAATGGAATGTAGTATGTATGTGCGCTATTCGAACCGTCATTTACGTACAAATACGCGGAAGATCCTGTTGTAGGGTCTGCTTGTCCTTTGAAAGTGATTAGAAATAGTCCTCTAACTCCATACACATTAATCTCTCCGGTTATGTTGCCCTTAAGTGGGTAATTTTTCCATGCATTTGTCATAACCGGTGTGTAATAATTACTGTTAGTTTTACTATTATAAAACCAAGTTGGTCCAAAGAATCGTCCATTAGTCCGAATAGTAGCTGATGTACTTGTTTCATCCCAACTTCCATGATAGCCATCAACATATAGCGTTCCATTTGATGCTCTTAAACGAGTTCTATCACCAATATCAATCCCTCTGGTGAATATGTTGTCAATAACACCAGTAGTTGCTATCAAATTCTCAAACTCTGCTCTTAGACCGGTAATCTTTCTAACATTCACATTATTGATATGAGAATTGTTAATAACCGCTTCGCCGATTTGTGCAGAACCAATCTGGCCATCACCGATCATTGCCTTTTTGATAATACCATTTTTAATAATTGCGTCGCCATCCAATTCAATTGTTTTACCTTTAAGGCGTACTCCATCTGGTGTTGCATTGATTTCGGTAACCAAATTTGAACCAGAACTCAATACACGGATAGCGTAGGAATTTGCTAGTTGCTTAACAATGGTACTAGATATACCAGTTGCTGGAAGATACTCCCCAATAGTATTTCCACGAACAAGCATGATATCTGAAATCGATATTTTACCTATTTTATACACATATACGCGGAATGGTAACACATCCGAATCGTCGAATACAAGAGTATCATTAATTGTGAATGTGGTAGTGAATTCTGTCCAATCGCCAATTTTTATACTATTGCCATCCCGATTATCTGTTGACCTCAAATACATTATTTGATGATCTTTACCTCTTATTTCATCTTTAAAATCTACAGAATACGCACTTTCTCCAGGAACATCCTTAGCGGCGTCAATAAGATATTTAAATCTAATAGTATATGTTTCGCCATGATTCATACGGGATACAGCTACTGGTAAAGTTACACCAATCCATTTATTTGTGGTTTCTACCTTTTTATCAATACTAATCTCAAATGCATTTTTACCATAAAGACCAGGGATAGGCGACATATAACCCATTCCTTCTTTGAAGTTTGTTTTAGCGCCTGCAAAAGTCTCAGTGTCTAAAATAAGGTTTGTTCCCGCAGCAGCTCGACTAGTGATTGTGGTTTGGAATTGTTTACTATCCATAACCATTTGAGCAATCTTGGTAGGAATACCATTTTTACTCTCGCCAATAGTCCTAGTAAATAAGTCAACCTTACTTACAACTTCTTGGAACTTACTATTATTAGATATGTCAATATCTAAAGGATTTTTCTTAAATCCATTTACGAATTTAGTTTGTTCGATTTGTAAATCGGTGAAATAGAAGTTCACGGATCTATTCGGGAAAATAACTAACTTGAATCTTAATTCTACAGCGTCATCTTCCAATTCAAAAGAGTAACCAACCCGATATAATTTTCTTTCGTTAGAATACATATCTCGAAGTCCATCTTCATATGGTTTTAAATGATGAGAATATCCTTTGGTTTGTCCTGAGGAATTCACAGACACCAACTCAAATGTAAATAGCGAATCTCCCTTATTCCAAGTTGTAAAGTTTTTACCTTCTCTAGCCACATCCATAGATATAGTAACAATGTCGCCTTTTTTGAAATTTAGTTTATTGACAGTTTGATTTAGCCAGTGATAAGTTGTTGATGTTCCGTAAATATGGATAATACCTTTTCTTTTAAAGTTATCAAAACCATGGACACCGAAATCAAATACAACATCACCTTTATCTCCGCCGTAATGTTCGAAATTCCAAAAGTCATTTTTAAATTTTTCGGAATCTGTAATATTAAGTTGGAAATCTCCGTTTCTTAATATGTTCTGTCCACCAGTATCATAAAGATTATCCTCAACAGCAGCAACCCAATCTACTGGCGAATCGGCTGTATGCAGAATACAGTTTTGAACTCGGAATTGTACATTATTGGAATTATCCACACGGAATCTAATATGATTAGATTTAGACCATACGTTATCACTAATTGCGATAATACCAACTTTATCAACCCAATCCTGTCCAGAAATATTCATTTCTGAGAGTTTATCTTGGCCTTCCATATTTTGGACACCTTGAAGATATGTGTTATCGGTATAGAACTCAGGGGTAACTCTAGCATTTGAGACGTTACCATCAAACTTAACACGATATTGGATTATCATTTTAGCGTTTTTAGGAACACCTAAATCTTTAAGAGTTCTACCGCCCACGAAATTATAACTTTTTATCGTTTGGAAATTATTACTATTTAAAGTATAAGTACCAGAATATTGTGTTCTATCAGTTTGAGAAAGATAGTTTCTTCCGCCGTATTTCTTAGGAATCTTTTTAACGACATCAACAAGGCTTTCTTTAACAAGGCCGACTTCCCTTGTTATGATATTCTGTGTATCATTACGAACACTTGCACCAAGTTCATTCATTGAACTAGTTATGGCTTGACGTATTTTTCCAGACTCTTGAACAATACTACTTGTGATTAAACTTTCAACAGTTCCAGGAACATTCTGAGTAACTCTCTGAACAATACGACCTTCGAAAGCTTGAATCTCAGCATTTGTATAAGCTTTTGATTCTTCTTTAGCTGTAGATACCGCTAAATTAATTTGTCCGGGTATTAAATCAATTTTAGAAGTAGTTGTATCCAGAACACCTTTAATACTGTTGATCTCACTAACAGCCGTTGTTACTCGGTTAGCTGTTTGATCGATCAATGAACGAATATTTTTTATTTCGCCAACTGAAGAAGATGCGATAGTTTGTTCCAATTGGGCTAAGTTTATATCAATTGTGTTTTTATACTCAGCAACAACTTCACTCATATCCTCATCATTAGGATGCCAGTCAGATAATACATGACTTTCTTCCAATTGGAATGCGGATACATATACTTTGGTATTAGCGTCAATATGTTTTAAAATATGGGCGTTAAAATATTTAACCGCGGAATCTCGGTCATATAGATCTTCTGGTGTTTTAAACTTAATCCAATGACGTTTCCATTCCGGAATAGCTGTCCAATTTGAATTAGTAATATAATCCAATGGTAAGTTATTTCCATCTGGACCGTCTTGACTAAATGTGAACCCTTGAGAACTTGTGTCGAACATGTTGGCAGCGATATTTATAGCTCTATCCGCTTTTGTATAGAATGAAAACGTATATTCTTGATTTGGTTTTAGTAGTATCGCTCTATTCCCTGAAGGAAAAATTTCTAGTTTAGTATTATCTGTTCTGCTAACCCTTACATTAAGACGTCTAGAACCTAATTGAAATTTTTCAGTGGGATGTAAAGACCAATAAGAGAAATCGTCATCTAGCATCACATCTGAATACCTAATAAGGTTGTTAGTACCAATTCTAAGATTAGAATATCGTCTAATAATACCATTTTCAAGATCAGTAATATCTTTTGTAATTTTAGATATGAGAGCATTTTTGTCTGCTAACTGTGATTGAGATAATTCGGCAATCTTACCCGAAATATATTCCTTATTGGTATTTAAGTCATTCGAGACTTCCGCCAATTTCGATTTAGCAGTTTTTAATTCTTCTCGAATAGTCTTTTCAGACTCAGCTATAGCCGAAATGGCATCTTGACTAACTTGATCTAGTTCGTCCTGCAGTTGCTCAGTGCTCAACTCATATTGGTCGAACAAATCAGAAACTTCAGTCATGATATCATCAATTTGCGCATTGATCATTTCGGTGAAATTGACAGGCATGACAAGAACCCACTGGGTACCATCATATCGATACATTTCTGTCTCACCGCCACCAATATCTTTGAACCACATATCATTTTCTTTTAGACCTTCTGATGGTGGTTCATCCGGACCATAAAAGTTTCTATTTTTACCATTAGCACTCTCCATAATAGTATTAATAGATCCTTTAAAATAATCAACAGATGCGTCAATTTCTTTTCTAGTTAAATCTTTCCACTCAGCTCGCTGTACATCAGCAAGGGTAGAAGAATCCTTACCGTCAGAAGTCGCAACAATCTTAAGTATACGCTCTCGCATTGAGTCATATTCTATCTCAGATACTTTGAGAGTAATATCGACATCTAATTTTGGAACATAAACATCGACTGTATCACACAATTGAATATCTACAAGAGCTTTAATAATAGCGCGTTCGTAGGCAGTGGTATCTTGTAGAGGTACCATGTCAACTTCAATTTTAATATTAGGAATATCCACATTTGGATTTTCGTCAAAATATGTTAACGCTTCAGAAGAAACCATAGCCGAAGTAATAACAAATTTTGTTTCTTCTTTAATTTGGTCTTGACGGGCTTTACGAGCAGCTCTTTCTGCTTCTTGAGCAGCTCTTTTTTCTGCTCTTGCTTGTTTAGACGCAGTTTTACGGGCTCTTCTATCAGCTTCTTGCTGAGCCCATTTTGCTTCACGCTCTTGTTCTCGTGCTTCCCATTTAGCATCAGCTTCAGCATATCTAGCAGCAGCGTTACCTTTACCTCTACGACCAGAAGATTGACCACGTCGTGAAACGGATTCTGCTCGAGCTTGAGCTCGTTTCTGTTTTTGCTCTTCGTGTTTTTGTTGACGTAATCTCTCACGTTCTTCTTCTAGAGCAGAAGCATTAGCCTCAGATGTTCTACGTTTTTGTGCATCAATCGCTCTATTATTTTCCTTTTCGGCTTTTAATCGTTCTTTTCGCTGCTCTTTTAACTGTTGTTTATCATCCTTAAATTTATTTGAGATATCAACAGCAACGATACGCTTTTGCGCATAATCGTCATAATGATCAGATTTAACGATATCACCATAGACAATAACTTCTTTTTGGTTTTCACCTTCAGGAGTATATTTAGCATATGGTAAAATACGAGTAAACTTACCATCCATATTAGTAGTAATCTTAATGTTCTTAAGATTCTTACGAGGACGAACTGTAGTTACGTGTTCACGACCTCGAGCACGATATAAGAAAATCTCATCATTCGTCCGTTTAATTTCTCCCCCATATACAGACGTTATTGAATTTTCTTCACCACTCAAAAGCGCTAATACATTCGAAATTTCCTCGGATTGGTAATCCGTGCGAAGTACTAAATCACTATGAAAACGATATTGAACTGGGTCAACAGCATTTTGTAAAATTGTATCCCATAATTCTCGAGGAGATTTACTTCCCGCGAAAAATGGTTTAACAACATTACCGCTAAGCTCATCAGTCTTGCTGACGGCTTTAACGGTTAGTTTGTTTTGTTCTAAATCCGACTGCACTTCATATATACGAAATGCATGTGGATCATCTTTATCATTTGGTTTAGTAAAAATAAAGCGACCTTTTGTAATTTCAGTAGCCCAGTCGCCTTGAACAGGATATTCCATTTCTAGCTCGAATTTACCATTACGAGCTTCGGTAACTTTACACTCCTCCGCGTCATGGAGGATAGCAATACCATTACTACGAAACTGTCTTTCATCCTGTTCGTATAATATAGGTCTCATACAAGAACCCTCCAATTAGGTTTGATTGTTAAAGTTGTGTTTAGAGCCAAACCATCAGGCCTAGCAATTTTTATATTACTAGGACCTGGGTTCAACTCATAGAAATCTTTACCCATAGTTCTATTGTTTAGATTACGGATATCGGTTCTATTTTGTGTAAACGTAGCATAGTTTTCGCAATCCACAATAACATTCTCATTATTTAGTGAACGGAATCCCATTTTCGTATTTCCGATAGTGATATCGATATCACCATAGACATTACTAAAGGATACTGTTGGTTTTGCGGTATACAATGTTGGATTAGTTAAAGAACCTCCATTACTTACGGTGACATCTCTAACATTTCTTAAGTATTTATACGGTTGACATTTCAACTTTGCAGTGAAACCGATACAACCATCGTAAAAATACTTATTCTCGAATACCAACTCTGTAAGAATAACTTGATATGAGTGATTTTCATCAAAGTAAGGGACGAATGAAGCCCATTCGCCTCTCCCTTGATTGAATAAAGTGTAAATGATGTTTCTAGCAGAAGATATACGCTCATGATTATCTCCATGAGTTCTTCCGTCATAGAAACATTTTAGTTCCATTTCCGTTGTTTCGTATCCATCATCGTCATATACAAGTTCACCTTCAAATGACTGAGGGGATACAAACGAAATTCTCCGCTTTGGTGCGGGGATATCTGGACGTTCTTGAATGAAAACATTCATAGTTTCTGAGTTAACATTGTTAACTAAAAAATAACCTGGTTTAAGTGCCATTACCAGAATACCTCCTCTCCTTTAGCGCGTCGATTTTGGTTGTCAAATGCTTTAATATGTTCCTGAACTTGCATTGCCAATTGTTTAGGATTTACAGGAGCTCCTCCATTATCGACAGTAACATTAATAGTATAATCTTTAGTAGAATTATCAGTATTAACGACTGTAGATGTGTTTGATTGTTGAGGAACACTGTACATTGGAATTGGTGATGCAATTCTACCTTTGTAATCCAAAGAGTAGTCTGACATGTTAACTTTATTGAGATTACTCATATCCACTACAGGTGTAATTGTAGGCGAATAGTTCATATCATCAACAGCAACATCCAACATATCGCCAATACTATTAACAGCTGTCGATACAGCGTTAGCCATATTTTCGCCCTGTTTAACAGCATTTGAAGCTACTTCATCAAATCCGTTGCTAAATGTCTTGCTCATCTGGGTAACTGTCTTAGGCATTTCATTATCGATACCTTTAGCAATACCTTGAGGAATGAACTTACCAACATCTTTCGCAAACAATCGTGATGGTGAGTGAATATCGGCAGCAGCTCTAGCGGCTTCTCTTGCTTTTGCAATAATCCTATTAGCAGCACTCTCAATAGACCACATATTAGCATTCATACCACTAGCAACACCTGCAGAAATTTGATAACCTACACTATAACCTGCAGAATTAGCAGACCCGCTATAACTTGAAACGGTAGATACTATACTACTCATACCACTAGATACAGTAGATACTACAGAAGCCATTCCACTTTGGAATGTACTATTTAAAGTAGACATCAAAGATGTTACAATAGACTGAGCAGTGGATGAGAATTGTGTAAATGTGGCATTCATTTGAGTAGTCGTACTACTAATTGTAGCGTTTACTGATGTCATGCTTGACATGATGCTAGCGGATAATTGAGCCATTGTAGATGTAACAGTGGCCATAACTTGACTTAATGATGCGGCCATTTGTGCAGCGACACCTGACATGCTCACTTGAATAACGGACATTACTCCTTGCATACTTTGTGCTACTGCGGCATTAACCATCTCCATTGACATAGTAACTGAAGCAGATACTTGAGTAAATCCGGTAGATACCGCTACAGATAATGTAGCAATACTTGCCATCATGGTGGCTTGTACAGTCGCCATACCAGCAATAACCGCAGTATTCATCGCCATCATACCGACCATAGCAGCTTCGCCTAATTGTTGGAATCCAGTAGCAGATGTAGTAAGAGATGTGGTGAATGTGGATAGTAAAGTCTGGACATTCATAAGTGATGCGCCGAGGGCGTCAAATGCTACTGGCAATGAACCAATAGATGTTCCCAGCATTGTGATGGCATTTTGAATGTTTGTGAATGCCATAGTCGCAGTTTGAAGCGACATTCCAACCATAGTCATCTGAGTAGCAAATACCATGAATGCAGTCGCTACTACAGTTAAACTTGACTGTAATTGTTGAATTGGCGTTACTAGAGCTGTAAATGCTGAAGATACTGGAGTTATAGTTCCAGATATTGTAGTTAAACTTGTGCTTAGACTGTCAAATGATGTAGTGACTGTAGGAACACTAGCGGCCATCATGGATAATGATGTTGACATTTGTGAAAAAGCTACTGTTATAGCAGCTAAACTTGCAGCAGATTGACCTAGATTAGTACATGCCGTAGCAAGATTTTTAATATCTTCAGTAAATCCTTGTAAGTTACCAGCGTAAGCCGCTGTACCCAATTTAGCAACTTCAATAGCTAAAGAACCTAATCCAGTTGCAGCAGATGCTCCATTTTCACCAACTAGTTTGACGCCTTCTCCGAATAATTTGAAACCTTCGCCGAATGACTTAGCAGCGTCACCGACAGATCTAATGATGTCCGCAACACCCTCAAGCGCTGTCTTGATAGCAGTTCCGATTGATTCGAATATTTGTCCTACGCCTTCTAAAGCAGTTTTAATAGCATTTCCGACCGATTCAACAACAGTACTAACACCTTCTAGAGATGTCTTAATACCAGAACCAACAGATTCGAATACTCCACCAAGAGCTTCTAAAGATCCTTGAATTCCACTAAATACAGCCGTAATAACGCCACTAATAGCATTAATAGTATCAACAATACCTTGAATAACCGCTTTAATTACTTCTCCAATTGTAGTGAAAATTTGTCCTAGAACTTCTAAAGCAACTCTGATAGTATCAACTACAGATTGTACAATAGGAGCTAAAGTTTGAATAATAACTACAATAGCATTTATAATTGTCTCAACGACAGGTGCAAGAATTTGTAGAGCGGCAACGATACCATCAACTAATACTTTAATTGTATCGGCAATTGGCTGTAATATTGCAGGTAAAGTAGATATTAATGTGGTTAAGACGTTACCAATAATTTCAATAATTGGAGTTAATGCCGGCGCCAATTGAGATAAAATTTCGACAATAATTTGTATTACAGGGCCGAATATTTCTGCTATTTTAGCTAGAAGAGGTCCTAATGACTCACCGATACTAGTTACTAGGATTTCTCCAATAACACTGAATACAGCTTTCAATGCAGGAATTAATTTGTCTTTAACACTAACTAAAGCGTTTCCTAGACCTTCAATAAATGAAGTAGCAATTTCTAAGGCGACTGTTAATAAAGCGTCTATATTTTCAACCAATGCTCGTCCGAGCTCCGTTAATAATTTAACACCAGCTGTTACTAACGCAGGAACATTTTCAGTTAATCCTTGAACTAGAGCAATTATTAATTTAAATCCAAAATCAACAAATTTAGGAATTAATTCCACTAAACCGTCCAAAGCATTCTTGACGATATCAACAAGACTTTTGACCATTTGTGGGGCTCTTTCTGCTAGAGTCTTAAGAAAAAGATCTAGTGCAGTGACAACACCAACTAAAGCTGTAGGTCCAACTTCTGCAAGTTCTTTAAGCGCTAATATGATTAGACTTAATCCTACACCAGCAAGTGCCATACCAGCACCTATACCAATAGCAGCTACTCCTAGTGCTACTAAAGCAACGGAAAGTGCTAATATACCAGGGGCAATAAACATTGCCGCAGCTCCAGCCGCTAATAGAATAGTTAATCCGCCGGCTAAAGCCAATAATCCTTTACCTATTTGTGCTAAGGACATGGATCCTAATACCTGCAATGGTGCTGCAAGTGCTAGTAATGAACCTGCAAGAATCAATAAAGTAGCAGCTCCAACTAATCCCATAGGCCCAACACTGGATACAATACCAACAGCAACAAGTAATATAGTTAAAGCTCCGACAAGTCCACCTAAAGCGACCACCATACTTTGCCATGAAATTTGAGATAGTTGTGTCAGTACATTACCTATTGTTACTAATACAGGAACAAATGAAAGTAATACTAAAGCAGCTGCCATAGCACCAAATACATTACCAGACATATTAGTCATAACAATAACAGATATAGTTAGAGCAGCCATTACAGCTCCAAGTGCTAATATAGATGGTAATAATCTATTTGGGTTTATGTTAGATATTAATTCTAATGCCTTAACAAGTTCGGAAGTACTGTATGCAAACGCAATAAGGGATGCTAGTGCGGATAAATTGACCCTAACCCCTTGTAAAGCATATGTTGCTCCAATCAACGATGTGAATATAACGCCAAGTCCCGCTAATCCTGCAGCCATATCCATAATATCTATCATAGATATATCTATTAAAGCATCTACCAACCCTTTAACAGAATATGAAAACACTATTAGAGATGCTAATGCTGATAAATTAACACGAACACCTTTAAGCGCACGAGTTGCGGAAACTAAAGCAGTAAATATGAACCCTAGGCCTAATACTCCAACTTTCATATCTTCGTAATCGATCATAGATACATCGATTAATGCATTCACTAACTCTTTAACAGAATATGTAAATATTAATAATGATGCTAAGGCTTTAAGTGAAGGATTTGCACCTCGTAATGCTTGCGTGGTACCAACCAAAGCTGTAAATACAAATCCCATGCCTATGAGACCAGTTTTCATGTCCTCATAATCAATCATAGAAACATCAATTAATGCATTTACTAATTCTTTTATTGAATAAGTAAATACTAATAATGACGCTAAAGCTTTAAGTGATGGGTTAGCACCTCTTAGTGCTTGTGAAGAGGCCACTAATGCTGTAAATAAGAAACCAATACCTTGAACGCCGGTTACCATTTCGGTATAATCGATCATGGACACATCAATTAATGCATTAACTAATTGTTTTATCGCATAAACGAAAACAACTAAACTGAGTATTGCACTTAGTTTGATCTTAACATTGTTCATAATACGCATAGCTGTAGATAGCGACAGCATTAATGCTCCAATAGATGTTACTGCTCGTTTTAAATCTTCATAATCGTATTTTGCTAATTCAGCCATTGATTTAACAAGGATACGAATAGCCAGTACAAATGCGATTAATTTAAATGCACCAACTTTTATCGTATCTACTTTAGAAAGCAACTTCATACTCGTCACTAAAATAAGCGAAGCTGCCGCTACACCACCGGCAGATTTGACAAGTTGATTTTCATTCAATGTACTCAACTCACGCATAGCTTTTGCCATAATTTTAATAGCTAAAGCGAAACCAATCATACTGATAGCAGTGCTAGGAGGTATCTTTTCCATACCGGCTAGACGTTTCATGGCGGCTGTAAGAATATAACTAGCAGTAGCAATGCCCAATGCGGCACGTACTATTTCCTCTGAAGACATTCCAGCTAGAACTTTCATCGATACAGCCAACATAGTGATAGCCGTTGCAATCATCAATAATGTTCCTGCTTTAATACCTGTTGTGAACGAACTAATTGCATCTTTTAAGCCATCAAGAACACCTGAAACTTTAGATACGATTTCATCGCCTTTTTCAACAAGTTCTTTAATTGGATCTAAAATAGGTGATAGGAATCCACCACCTTTATCATCTCCACCCTTAAACATTTTGAAAGCTTTAAATCCAGCAAATCCTACTAACATAGTTTTTAGGATATCTGAAAGATTAAATATTGATAAATTCTTCTTGAATACACCAATGCCTTCTTTGACAGCGCCACTTAAGGATGTAAAAATATTCTTAATGGTATTAACTAATGCATCCCCACCCTTAATATTACTTGGTGAGAATAATTTCTTTATAGAATTTACTATTCCGTCTAAAGAAATACCATTCATTTTAGACAATTTCGATATTAATTTATCAAATATTGATAGGAATCCTTTAACGCCTGCCGCTAAAAATTCAAATACTGTTTTAAATGGGTTTGATGATTGTATAGCGTGTTCTATACCTTCTACAAATTTGCGAATTGCGCCAGTGACCTTCTCAAGTAATGTCATGAATGCTAAGAATCCTGATCCATTACCCGAAGGAGCAAATGCTTTAAAGAAAGATGTAACTATAGACGCAGCAATTCTGAATAAAGATCCTAAAACACCCAAGACATTTCCGATAGTTTGTCCTAGTTTAACGAATCCTGCTTGCATTTTTTCTGATTTTAATGCTGTGAAGAATTTTTCTATTCCTTTAGCCACATCTTGAATAATGAATAAGAATCCATTTGCAGATCCCGCTACAGAGGACATACCTTTAGCGACATTACCAATAACACTAATAACTCCAGTGAATACCGCACCAAACGCTCTACCAATGGATACCATTGTATCTTGTAATGCCTGCCAGTTACGGATTTTAGATGTAAATTCTTCTAATTTAAGAGTTACTTGGTATAATGCTTGTGCAGAATCTTTATAAGTTCCGATTATATCACGGAATCCTTTTCTTAAATTAGTTAATGAATTGAATACAATAGCAAAGCTATTTTCAATAGTATTAAACCAACTTTGTTGTCCACCAAGATCTTTCCATGTTTTCAACATGGCATTACGATAGTTACCTAAACTTCGTTCCATTTCAAGAACAGAGTCATAATATTTTCCTTGGTCATCGGAGATAAACGGATTAACTAAATCTCCAATTTTAGTCCACATATTTTTGGCTTCTTCAAATCCTCCTAGGAAATATTCCCAAGTTGTGGCCCATCCAGAACCAATAGCTTCCTGAACGGTATCTACCAATTGACCGAAGGATTTAACTTTGGTTGCGGCATCAAGCATTGATTGGTCTTCAGAAAATTCTCTCAAAGTTTCCAACAATACTTCAGAAGTTAACCAACCATCTTTCAATGAGTCACGGAAAGATTTTGTCATATCTCGAGCATGACCCAACTTTTCAGCGGTTTGTGTTAATCTATCTTGAAATAGTTTACCACCCATACCGGCATTAACTACTGAGTTCCAGTCTTGTAGACCGACACGTCCAGCAGCCAATGCTTGAGATAATTGATACATGGCAGTACTAGCTTGTTGCGTATTTGATCCAGAAGCAGCCGCCAAGTTAGAAATACCTTTAATTGCAGTGGCTGATTTATCCAAACTTACACCCGCCGCAGTAAATGTACCGATATTTCGGGTCATATCGGCGAATGAGTAAATAGTCTTATCGGCGTAATCATTAAGATCTTCCAATGACTTAGACACTTTTTTCATACGAACAGAACTATCGGGGATTTCCCATTCTGTATTCGTCATGATCGTTTGAATGGATCCCAGTTTGTTATTGTATTCACCGAGACCATCTACAGGCCCTCTTAAAAATTGACTACCAAAGCTTATAGCTTTTTGCATCATTCCGCCTAATACATTACCCATAGCAATATCCATTACTGATAATGAATTTTGTACAGAGCTAGCAGCTTTCGAAAATGCATTAGCTAACGGACTAGCATCGAATCCTGATACTTTTGTGTTCAATCCATCAATAGATTTAATAGAATTCGGAAATCCTTGATGGTTATCTGCCTTCTGGAAAATACCTTTAAGTCTAGATAAAATAGACGATGTAGTAGCGGTTTTGCTAGCAACATCAGTATTCATTCTATCAATAGATTGACCAGCGCCAGACATATCAATACCTTGAGCGCTTCTGGTAAAAATTCCTTTAAGGCGAGATAGTAATCCCTCAGATTTTTGTGTTGATGAAGAAATTGTGTTATTCATCTCAGCCATATCTGAAGCTATGTTTTTAGTCGCATCTTTACCATTGACTTTACTAAAGGCTCTTTTCATTCGTTCCAATGCGGAGATAGTGTCATCAGCATTCTTAGAAAATCCTTTATTGTCTAAGGTGACCTTGGCGACTTTTTCATCTACATATCCAGCCATAGTTTACCTTTCTACATTCTAGCGGATGGGTTTGTTTTCATAACAAATTTTTCTCGTTCAGCCCATATACGATCGAATTCTTTACCATTATTATGTTTATCGGCAGTCCATAATTTTTCAGATAAAGAATCATATTTTTTAATATTTTCGGGACTCATTCCAATTTTATCTTTACGTTGTTTCTCTTGAATTGATAAAGTACGGAACTTTTTAGCGTCATTATAACGAGGTTGACCTTTTATCAGTTTAGCAGTTTTTGCATCAAATTGCAAAGTTGGTTGTAAACGAGGAAGAAGTCTTATTTTTGAACGCCGCATACCCCATTTCATTCCTTTGATTCCGAAGTGCCGAATAACATCTTTGGATGATTGTATAGAAATATAATCCATAAATTAACCTTTCTATTTTAGATAATCTTCTAAAACTTTATTAATAGTTTTCTTGTACGCAGCATCAACAGCGGAATCTATATATGGTCTCGGTGGAACATAACCTCCGGTACCAGTACCATGCCCATAATGCAAAATTATAGCTATGTTGACTCCATCATTAATATGCGTATTATAAATTTCTAAATCCTGACCTCGAGATGTGCTTACAATTCTATATCCCCACGAATTTGCAGTTTCACCTGATCCTACAGGAGTAGCATCTCGTAAAGCATTTACAATCGCTTGTCCCAAAATGTCAAGATTAGCTCTTCGTGACTTTTTTAAATATTTTTCTAAATTTCCAAAATCACCATATTCCTGAATTCTCATGATTTATAATCATCCATTCATCTTTTTCCTCTGTTCTTCAAGTATTTTTCTATTTCTAAGAACTTGTGCTTGATGTTCTTCCATTGCTTCCGCTCGTGTCATTTTCTTAGGAGGTTCTTGTAATGATCCAACACAATTAAGTAACATAATCAATTTATTTAGATTTCGATCTTCCCAGTTAAAAGGAATATGATTCAAAGCCATCATTGCATAAATTATCTCAGATGTAAATATTTTCTTTCGATGATACCCGTTACCGTGACTAGAATTATTTTTAGGTAATTCGGTGGCACTTGGAGTAGTCTCCATGTACTTGATAATCTCTTTGAAATTACTTTCAGTAAGTCTAGAAATATCAAATTGTTTATCTGCCATCATTACAATAAAATCCAGAATTTCATCTTGTTCGATATTTTTAGAATTATCGATAAAACGCTTTCTGTATTTAGTTTCCCATTTATCTAACACAGTTAGAGTATATCTAAAAGTAACATCTTGTTTCGGTTCTGTTATAATAAATTGAGATATGCTGTCATCCCACATTTCAAGCTCATCCAAAGTTATAGTTAAAAACTCAGACATAATATTCATACCTCAAACATTTTATAAAAACAAAAAGAGGCGGGTAAAATCCACGCCTCCATTGTGTTAATTAGTTTGCTGCACCAGCAGCTGCTGTATTAAGACCACGAATATGAGCAGTTACACCAGCGATGAATTTCTCAAGAACTTTACGAGAATCGTCATGGAAGTCTTCAATCAAAGCTTCATAAGCTAGTGATTGTTTGAATTCTTCACGAATTTCATCGTTCTTGATAAAACGTTTACCATCTTCTGATCGTACACCATAAGCGGTCAATACAAAGTCATTCAACAAATCGTACATTGGTTCAATTTGTTTTTCTTCAATCAATTTGTTGATGTAGTTTTCCATATTTTCGCTACCATAGCGTTTTTGGAAAGAAATCAACTCCATACGGTTAAGATTAAAGTATAGAGTTTCAGTTTGAGTATTTCCATCGAAATCCTCATATGTTACTTGTTGTTTGAGCATAATCGAGTACCTCCTATGTTAAATAATTATTTCAACAACTCAATAATTTCTGATGGCAATGGAAGACGAGCATCTGCAGCTTCAGTTCCGTAAAGAATATCTTCGATTTTCTTAAGTTTGTCAGCAGGAGTTGTAGTTGAGTTGACTGTCAATACAGACGATGGTTTAGCACCAGGTACCGCAACTGGAGTTGATGAAATGCTCCATGATGGGTTTTGTGGTTCTGGACTGTCGTTTACAGTTGAGTGAGAACGCTCAGATGGAGCAGCTTTACATCCATACCAAATGTGAAGTTTGTAACCATAGTCGTTACCTTTGATGTCGTTACCAAGGATTGATTTGTATGCGAAACCAAATGGTTTACGAGTTTGTTGTGAAACTGTAATACCTTTAGAAAGTTCTTTCATACCATCACATTCGTCGAATTCAGCTGGTGAAGAGAATGCTTCGATAGTACCTTCGAATTTCTCAGCACCTGTTAGTGACAAGTATAGGATGTTGTCTGCGTATTGGTCATTAGACTCAGCACCTGATGGTGATTCGTTAGCAGCAGTAATACCATTCCAAGCAACACCCTTAGGATATGATCCATCGTCTGCTTGTGGATAAAGAACGGCGTTTGATAAACCGGTCTCATAGAAACGTTTTCCTAGTTCGTCAAATACTAGTTTAGCCATTTGTAATTCCTCCAGAATTAAGTGTCATAATAGTGTGGTTCATATTCTCTGATACGAACTCATTGTTGTAAGTACAATATTGATTCTCAAGTAGTTTTTCTACAACAGGAGATTCTACCCGTTTATCAATAATCGTTAGTTGATACGACGTATGAGTATGATATCGAATATCATCAGCATGTCGTTGATGAATGCCTTTACGTCGATAAACGATACATGGGTATTCTAATTTTACGTTTGCGATTGGGTTATAATAAACTTTATACCTCTCACCGGTTAGTTCAACAGCTTTCAGAATCATGTTATGAATATTAAGTCGATTGCTCATTATAGACCCCTCCCAAACTAACAACAACGCGAGGAGGTCGAATATCGAAACTTTCGACTTTCCATTTGACCCCCTGAAATTCGATGTATACCAAATTTGCGATGTGTTTGTTTAAAAATTGATTAGCGACAATTGACAGCTGGTTGGTAATGCGAACATTATCAATTGTTGATTTGTCGCTATTTTGATGTTGGTAATAATTACTTACCACAATCCCTTTGATAGACTTAACTACTACAGTGGGTTCGTAGACACCAGGTTCGATTTCTACGTCATCAATTCTAAAACCAGCTTTTCCGCTAAACTTCATTGATTATCCCCCAGGAACTCCAGCTACAGCTGGTCCTGATGTCGCAGCTGATCCATCGGCAGGTTTGAAGTATACTGCAGATTTAGCACGAGTAAGGGCACCAGACAAGCGAGTTTCGATCAAGTATTTCTGTTTGTTGAAGTCAATATCGAAGTGTTCGAATGTGTTAACTTCACCACCATGGTTTGTACCGATTTGGTAGTCAGCCAAGTTAACCATGATCATTTCTTCAGGTTTCAAGAAGTTTGTTTCAACGATTTCAGCAACACCAAACAATGAAGCAAGATATTCTTTAGTAGCAGGTTGTTGTCCACCGAATACCCATTGTTCGTTCTTGTTGCGAAGGAAACGAAGTTTTGTCAAGAAGAGTGGGTTCATGTACAATGATGGTGTACCAGAACCAAGCATCTTAGTCTTTTCTTCAGCAACTGTTTGGAATACATCAAGAAGCGCTTTAGGGTTGTAAGTTGCTTTAATTGTGTAGAAGTCTTCGTCTTTAGTGATTGGACGAATCTTGTCTTCTTTGATTTTAGCAGCGTCACCAGTGTTACGTCCGTCAGATACAAGGATTGCTTGTGCAATTTCGTCGTTCAACTTAATGCGCATTTCTTGGTTGAAGAATGCAGCAACGTTAAGTTGTTGACCGATATCGATTTGGTCATCACGGTCAATTGATTGTTTTTTATAGATTGTTTGTGGGTCTGTCTTACGAGACAAGAAAGAAATGATTTGTTCTTTCTTTTCAGTTCCCTTGATGTAACCTTTAGCACGAAGTTGTTCATCAGTCAAGTCAGAAAGATCTGTCATGATAGATTTAACGAAAGCAGTTGGTACTTTAGTTACGCGGCTAAGAATGTGTTCAGTAGCAGTGTTAGGAGAGTAGATTACTTGTACTCCACCTTGAAGTGCATGGTCAGGGAAAAGTTTGTCAATGTTATTCATTGAGTGTTTAAGAGTATCCCCGCCGTCCATTTCAGAAAGAACTTGACCTACTGTACGACCACTTTTTTTAGCGGTTTCCAAAGCAGCTTCAAGTGAGTGGCGAATTTCTTTTTCGTCATTTACATTTTGTTCAAATGCATTATAGTGCATGATTTGTCCTCCTAGGGCAGATTGTTCTAATTCAGTTTCTTCTTCGGCATCGTCTTCGTCGTCGGCTTCAACTTCTTGAGCGAGTTCTTCCAATACTTCACCGACACGTTCATTTACAGCATCTTCGAAATCTTCAGCAAAAGCTGCTTCATGTTGTTCAAGGGCTTCGTTAACAGCAGCTTCTGTAAGAATAGCAACAGCTTCTTGTTGATCTTCGTTAAGAGTTCCTAGAACACCATCCATGATATCTGTAGCTTCACCTTCATCAGCGTGTTGAATACGATCAAAGAGACTTACACGCTCTTTAGCAAGTAATACATCACTTGCTTTATGTAAAAGTTCATTACTTTCCATTATAATAGTTTCCCCTTCATTAGGATTATCGGAGTGCTGTAACACTTCCGTAATAACAGCGCCAGGATTAGCTCCGGCGACTACAAGTGATACTTCATAGATATTACCATGGATTACATCATTTTGCGGCGTACGTTTAATACGATTTGCCCCAATAGACATAGACCAGATATCTCCATGTTGTACGAGTTCTTTGGCACTTTTGGCTTTAGGAGTATTGTTGAAATATCCTTCGCCATAAACGCCGTCATCAGCATGATGCAACATAACATGACCAATAACATTCTCTGGCGTACTATGATCATGCGACCAAACCAGAGGAACTTTTTGTCCGTTATTGTCTTTAAACGCACCATGTCGAATAATAACACCGTCTGTACAACGAGTGTCGTTACGAGTTACATAACCCGCGAAATCATACTTGGGATGTTTATCCATTATACGACATTTCCTCCATCATTATTTGCCGCCATTTTGAAAGTTCTCATCCGTATACTCTTCTTGGGGGTATTGAGCATAATCGTATTCGCTTTCAGGGGACCCGACAGACCCAGGGATAGATACATCTTGACGAGCATCAGAGATATTTGGATTATACAATTGGTCAGCCATAGGGTCAGCAATAGGACCATACCCAATAACTGCACGGAATTCATTAGATGTAAGAATTCGGTTACGAAGCAAAGCATCCCCAATCGTAGCAAGTTGACTTGTAGGAACCAATTTAAATGGATCACTATAAGTAACAATACGATGACCTTGTGTATAACCAGTCTTAGTTATAAATTTTCGTTGAAACTCTTCTTGAATTCTTGTTACAATTGGATCAATTGTTCTTGTATAATAGTTTTGCATTTGCTCGGCATTGGCAGTACCATCAAATACTGATTTGGTCAAACCAATTTGACTTAGTAATTCATCGGTTAAATACTTAATTTCATCCATAAGATTCGAATTAATTTGTCTATTTAACTGAGTAATCTTTTCGTCAGCAGCAATATATGCAATTCCTAAATTAGAATCTTGAAGTTGCTTTTCAATGTCTTTAACACGATCATCGGCTTCTTTCTTCTTGATGTCGTTTCTGACAGGAACAGGAAGCTGTAGAATCATATTCCATTTATTAGCAACAGCGTCAATATCTTGTTTATCTAAAATTGAAAGTTTCTGAATAAGGCGATTCATTGTAGGATTATCAGATCCTAGAATGTTTGCTAATGGATTTTCGATAATAGCACACATTTTCTTTGGTAAGATAACTTCTGTAAAATCGCCTTTCATTTCATTATAGATTTTAACACGAACCTTAGTTGGAAACCATTCCATAATTTTACCAACTCGCATAGATTTAATATCATATGCATCTGATTGCGTAGGATCCAAAGTAGCTTCTACAGGGACTGCTGCTACAACACCTTCATCAAATAGCGAATATACTAAATCATGAAAGAAATCTGTAGCAGATTGGTCAATATTCATTTCGACTTCAAATAATCTCTGTAAAGAAGATCCGTACTGTACAGTTTGGTTTTCCTTATCTTCAGCCAACTTAACATGTTGAAATTTAACAGTACTTGCATCCATAGCAATTCTATTAAAAATCATTGACGAGATTGATGCTCTAGCGTATGTTCTAGTTGGAATTGAATTGTTTGGGTTTAAAGCCCTAGGTTCTGTTGAGAGTTGAAACACAGGTGGTGTTTCTGTTAATGATGTTGTATCGTTTCGGTTAAACATAGTCCAGGCATGTTGTAAACCATCAGTAAACATACTCATAGTGTTCTTAAGCCTTTCTATCCGAATAAGTCTAGATTACGTTTATACGCAACCCATGCGTCAATAAGAGCGGCAACGTTATCTATCTTCTCGTCGGTTCTACGTTTAGATAGTTTATAGTTACCGTTATTATCTTGAATAGCTATAGCATTACCCATAGCAAACTTCATAAGTTCTTCATCAAAAATTAATAGTCTTTCCATTGCTAAATTTTTGAGCTCACCCATAGGTACTGATTCTGTTTTGGCACCTTGTATTACTTTCTCAACACCATATTCACCATTGTCTCGAATCCATCTTTCAACAAATTCTCTAGCATTATATGGGTCATAACCGAAAGCGTAAACTACATACTTGTGTTCGTAAATCATTGCGGATAAATCGTCATATACTTGATTCATATCAAGAACGACACCATCCATAACAATCAAAGTTCCTTCAGCAATAAGTTCATCATAACGATTACGCATAGCTGAAGTTAGTTTCTTGAGTTTTGATTCACAAACATAAGATCTTGTTTTAACACCAAATCGTCCTCTACCTAGAGGGAATAAGAATGTAAAAGCACAGAAGTCATCACCTTGAGATAAGTCAGCACCGAGTGTACATTCAAGACCATCGAAGTTTTGTGGACGATGAGGAACTGTTTCTTCATAAACAAAGAAATATGTATAACCTTCTACAGGTATACCAAAACGTTTTGCTAATGTATCAGCCCTTGTTGCGGGTTGATTCTCCGCACGTTCTACTTCGTTTCTATATGTTTCGTAAGAAACTGTAGCCCCAAGGTTAGGGTTAGCTTTCATCCATAGTTCTGGATAAGCAACTTCTCTAACATCGTCTAGTCGATAATACCAAATAGAGACATGTGGGTTAAAATATCGACCTTCTAAAATGTCGACTAACTCCATCTTAATAGTATCACCGACACCGTCACGAGCAGTTCCTTCGGAAGATGTAGCGATTATGAGATAGTTATCATTCTTGGAAGCACCCTGTTCGATTGCTCCTATAACATCCTCTCTAACTTCTCCAGAAAGCCATTCATCAACGGATGCGTACTTACATCTAAGACCTTGTAATTTATCGACAGACATAGGTCTTATTTCAAGTAGACTATTCGTGGCAAAATTCTCGACACCTTTCTTTGTTGACGCCAGCAATTGTTTCTGAGTTAGATTCCCGGTCATTTTAGATCCTTGAACCATGTATTTAATTAGAGGTCCTTTGGCTCTACTCAAAGCAGTTCTGAAAGGTCCCATAATTTCCTCAGCTTGTTTCATTGTCGGGGCAGCTACTACCTGATGGGTAGTTGAGGTGTCTATCAATAACATGTATGCCTGCATGTATGTTGAATAAAGTGATTTAGCGGCACCACGTCCTACAATTAAGTATTGTTTTGTAGTGAGTCGCTTAAATTTAGTTTTAATTTCCCATTTACCGAGTTTAGGATTATATACCTTGTCCTCAGAAATGTAGAACCAAGCGAGGGCACACTCTGCCCATAATTTAAAGGACGGTAATAATGTAACATCGCTACCGTCTGTTAGAGTCATCTCATTTTCACAAAATCTAACAAAGCCTTCAATCGCTTGATTATCGTAGTAATAATCCGGAGACTCTATTAAGAAGTCTATTCGGTTCATTTCCAGAGATACCATACGATTTACCGGAATTTCACCTCTAAGAACTGCTTCTTTGAATTTCATGTATTCTTCCGGATAAGCTTTATTGGATAGTACCACAAACGTTATCTCCTATTTTTTCATAACATTAACAATTTGTCTTGTAAGTGGAGCATAGTCTTTAGGTTTATTTTTCATAAAGTCTGTTGCAACAGTCTTCAATGCAACACCAGCAACAGTAGGAACTACGAACTTACCAGCTTTAATAGCTGCAGATTTAATAGATGGTTTCTTATTAATTCTATTTGCTCGTTGAACTTGTTCTGCGAAATCGTTTTCCATACGAAGTCGATTTGTTGCATTTCTAAGATCTTTGTCGGTCATAAGATGCCTATTGGCATTTTTAGTATTCCACTTACTACTTGCTTTTTTCAGTTTATTGCGATTTTTACGGCGTTCACTAAATCTATTGCTAAATTTACGAACACCCCACTTCATTCCTTTGATACCATGATGTTCTAGGTTATCAACTTGTGAAGCAATAGCAATAATTTCCAAATCATATTGGCTCATTAAAATCCTCCTTTTGGATGATTATACGATGAGCAGTAGATTGAATAGATTTTTCTAAAGAAGTAAGTACACTCCCAATTGGTGGGTCAAACTTTACTCTTGCATTCAAGTAGGTGTACTGCTTGATTAAGCGAATAAGTTGTTCGTCTTTGGTATTCAATAATTGTTCCCATTTTGAATCTTCACTCATAACAAACTCTTTGTTGAGTTGAGTCAATTGAGACAATTCACCGATAATACCATCGAGTTCCATAATCAGTCGAGAATCAAACCCAGTATCTTCTTCAGAAGCAAAATCTAAAACAGACTTTACGTCTTGTAGAATTGTCATATCCACCTCACCATAGTTTAGTATCTCCAGGTGTTCGTTCTATATAATTTGATTCAGGATAAACTTTCTTGTAGTGAATTATTGCATGAGTTTCATAAGAAGTAGTTATCAGTAAATCGGGATTGAGCAGAATGTCTTCATTCCATTCCAATAAATCTTCTTCCGTTACTGGAATCATATGATGTACTAATACTCGCCCATCAATATTGACACCAGGAACACCTAAGTCATAACCCATATCCCTAGCGATAACATAGTCTCTGAGTTCTCGCCAAAGTTTGCTTCGATAAAATCTATTAGATATCTCTCGAGGCGATTTGTATCCTCTGTTTATTAACGACAGATAATTCAATCTATCACCAAATGAATCAAATGTTATAAGCTTTGAATAACTCAAATCTCGTAGAATTGTTCTATCAGTTGTTAATAGAGATGTCATAATTCTTCGGATGGAGCATAACCGCGAATTGCAGCAATAACTGCTTCGCTATCTCCTTTACCTTTGACTTCACTATCAATCAAACTGATTTTAGATTCATTGAGTTTCTTCTTAGCTTTTAAGTTTTCCAACTGGATCTCGTTTTCAATTGTTCCATAACGAAGTAATGCATTCAATGTGCTTGGTGCGATTGTTCCATCTTGTAACTGTCTTTCCGCCAAATCAAATGCTTGCTTCGTTAATTGTTGCATTCTCCCTTCTGGGGTAAATGCTTGACGAATTAAATAGTCGTCTTTATTTTTCTTCCGAGGCATCTTCAACTACCTCCGGTTTCTCCTGAAGCTCACGAAGTACACGAACAGCATGTTCGATATAATCTTCGGCTTGAGCAGCAGTTAAGTTAACATTAGTCTCTTTAGCGAAACTCAAAAGTTTATCTAACGCTTCTCGTTTCTTATCAGTATTAGGCATCAGCATATTATCTAGCGCGGACACAATAATCATTGCTCGTTCAGCAAGTGTTGTTACAGATTTATTGTGTGTAGCGGCACCTAGATACTTAACCAATTCAAGAACGATCGGCGCAACAAAAACAATCAAAGTTACAATGTTAATAATTTTATCAACTGTCATTTAGTATTCTCCTTATTTTTTTGTTCTTCAATATAGTCATTAACTAATCTTGTTATATATGAGTTTCCACCCTTATTAACGTAAGAATCGTATAACGACAGTATTTCGGAAACGGATAATCGTTGGGATTGTATTCCTGTGACTATTTGTAGACGGAGGAAATCTCGTTCTTGTGTCTGTTGCATTTCTTGAAAGCTAACAGTTAAAGCATGCAAAGAGTTTTTAATTCCAGCAATCTCTTCGTTTTGTTTCTTTTCTAGGTTATGCCATAGTCGTTTGAATACTCGTGAGCCGAAACCCACAATTGATGCGCCTACACCAATGTAAACACCTATTTGAGAAAGAACTTCAGGAGAAAAGAACCAATGTATAAGAGCTTGAAAGTGTTCTGCAATCTCTTGGGACATGGTTTGCCTCCTTTCCGTATACTTATACCCCACTTCAATATCTCAGAATCTGAGTTTTAACCCACTCCGGGGATATTTTAGGGTGGTGGGGCGATGCAAGGGGGTGGGAAAAATTTGCGAACCCTCCCCCTATGGTTCTAAAGTTTGTTTCACATTTCATTCTTCAGTTGGTAGACGAATTGGTGTCGGAGTTGTAGGTTTGCACACAGTCCAAACGCCTTCGACTGGTCCTTCATCAATGATGTAATTGATTGCAGTAGCATGTAGCTGTGCTTCTTCTACTTCATCTAACACATCATCAGTGTTGCCAATGACTTCAGCTAATAGTTCTGGTGTGTTGTAACCGTGTTCAGTGTCCCAACGTAACCACTCATCATAGTCAACGAAAGGATTGTATGGGTTGTCAAACGTTGTTAGCATTGTATCAACAACTGACGTCTCTCTAACGTAATCTAGTTCTTCCATAGTGTTCTCCTTTCTAGACTAGGTTCTGTACAGTAGACACACTAACACCTAAAGCTTCTGCTACTTCAGCATAGGTTCTACCGTTCTTAAGCATACCTTTAGCTCTGTTAGCATTAGATAAGCTCATAGCGTCTTCCTTCTTAGGCGTAGCCAACTGCTTGAGTCTGTCTGAGTCAGAGAAGCGAATGATGTCGGTAAGCATCTTAGTACTAACAGCACCAGACTGAATAGCTTTCCATTCATCAGGCTCAATAGTAATCCTAGAAGAAGCGGCGTCAGCACCTGTACGCACACGAGCAGCAGCAATAGCCTGTTGTTTAAGCTTCTTGAGCTGGTCTTTCTGCATGTTAGGGTCACGTTTCTCAGCAATTACTTTGTTAGCAATTAGCTGTGCTTGACGTTCTCTAGGAGAGTTGGATAGGGCAAGATTAAGTTTGTTCTGTAGCGACTCTACTTGAGACTTGTACTGTAGCTTAGCCTCCTTGTTCATTGTCATGTTAGGCGTTGTCTCAACAACCTTGTTAGCTTTAGCTCGCATCTTACCAAGGGCATTAATATAATCACCATACATATTTTCGATAGGAGTACCCGAACCAAGCGTCTTAGCATCCTTAACCATTTCTACAACATGGTCTGTAGACACAGTTTTAGATTTCTTAATTGTTGGTTTTAGTTTAGGATTAGCAGCAAGTTCTTCTGGCGTTCTAGCTTTCTCCCAATACTCAAGGGTACGATGCTCAGTCTTTGACCTAGAAATAAGAGTCGATGCTCCATTTTTTATTTTTCCAGATATAACATCATAATGTTCTTGATATTTTTTCTTTAAAGATGGAATATCATTTTCTCTTTCAGATCTTTTATAATCTAAATTATGTTTTTCCGCATCAATAACAACCATAGAATGTTTAACGGCTCTAGCAATTTCAGATTGACTAGCTCCTTTAAGAGTCATATCAGTAATAAGGTTTGATACTTCTCCCATTTTTCTTTGTTTCTCTGGCCAGTTACCTTTTGAGTCGCGCTTCAAAACTTTTGGATCTGTAGAATAATATTTATTGGTGTCAAAGTTTTTAAGTTCTTTTAATGAACGACTTGTTTTAATTCCATTTTTATTATTCGGAATAACCATTACAGTATCACCATCGAAATCGGCACCCGATAATTTAGATGCAACGGATGAGTCAATACCAACAGCATCTTTTGCACCTTTCATAAATTTAGCAGGACCTTTTTCTAATTTATTATTAACAGTTAATTCTGGTAATTCGAAAATACCACCATGAGGATATCGAACAAGAACTACTTTCTCTCCATTCTTAAAGTTTGGAGCATAGATTTCGTTTGCTTTAATACCAGACAATGGTAAAATAACCTGACCTTTCATTCTATCGAAGCCGGTTAATTTAAGATTATGTCGTTTAGTTGTTAGACCATCAGCAAAATCTTGCATCAATGCTTTCTTGATAACAGGATTTGTCAAACTATTAATTTCGTTAAACTCTTTTTGTAATTTGTCATATGTTGTTTGAATACGACCTTTCACAAGAGCAGGCGGTTGCTTAGAAACAAACTGAGAAGATAAGGTTTTAGACCAAGTTCCCCAGTCACCTTCCTCATTAACTTTATTAATAGCTCCTTTTTGTCCATTGGCTTTAATTTGTGCGCCAAATGGATTATCCGGATCATCTTTTAATTTCTTAAGAACAGACTCTTTAGGAGTTCCTTGTTTCTTATTAGTGTTGAAAATAACATCAACACCTTTAGGAAAATCTTTAGGGTCTCCATAAACAGCCATACCTTTAAGATAATGTGTGCCACCAACGCCAATACGAACCTGAGCATATCTAGAACCACCAAGGTCTAAATCTTTGACACCTGGACGAAGTTCCATAACTCCATCTTTATCGGTACCACCTTGCTCATCATATCTAATGCTGACACGTTTCCAATCAATATGTTCGATTGGACGCAATCCTAATTTTGTAGTTCCATCACCGGCTTTATATAAATTAGGAGGAACTATTTCATGTTTATGTTCACGAACAATATCGGGATTAGATTCTTTTGTAAGAACTTTCATTTCTACCCAGTGATCGTCGTTAGTAGCATTTTTAACATATACTTTATGCATATGATAACCTTCTGCTTCTAATTGTTGAACTGCACGCTTAAGAGTATTTTCTTTAATACCTAATTGTTGTGCAGATCCAAGACCGACGTCCAAATATGGGTTCTCGTCGATAAGTGCTTTAAGATCATTTTTAACACTTTCCATTCGATTTACATTATGTCGAACTTGCTCGTTTAAATTCATACGAACAGATGACTCAGGAATACCAGTCCTACGAGAAATCTCAGTTGGACCTAATCCTTTTTCATGAAGTTCCATAATCATAGATTGATTTTTAAGTCGAATGGTTTGGTTGGCAATTGTATTTCTTGCACGAAATTCACTTGTCGTAATACCTAGTTTTGTTGCAATTTGCGTATCAGTTAGTCCTGTTTTACGATATTTTGCAACTGTATCGGACCATGATGTAGCCCGTTGATATGAATTCTTTCCCGAACCCCATGCATAGCGTCCACTATGAGGAACACTTCCTTGGTGTGGCGTTCCTTGGTGTTCAAGATAGGCTTCTTCTAAATTCATTACGAATATGGTCCTTTCTATCTAGGTTTGTTTTCTAAAATCCCAGAAAATTCTTTTATTGTATGATAAACGTCATAAACATCTTCTGCTTCAGGAATATAAGTGTCAATATTCTCACCTTGATAAATACGAAGTTCAAAATCAGTTTTCTCTGGTTTAATACCATACTCCAAACAGAAATAAGCAGCATACACAAGTAACTGTTCCATTTTTGGTTTGGTAACACCTGTTTTTAAATCATGTATTCGAAGAAATCCACGAGGATTATCTTTCTTAGGTGGGTCGTATCGTATAGCATCGGCTGTACCAAATGCATATGGTGAGTAAAATAACAATACTTCACTATCCATATGATAACCGATTGCATCATTAACAAAATTAGCAACTGCTGGATGAGTATGTCCAGGTAATAAGCGAATTCTATGTTGAATAGCTTGACTGGCAAACTCATGTAATTCAGTACCTCTTTGTTTTGCTTTTTCATTTTCAAAACGTTCAACCAATTTCTCAGGGTCATATTTTAACCAATGGCATTGACTAGCGCTCAAAAATGAATGTTTACCTTCGAATTCTGGATGTCTGTTCCATTTCATTAAGAACTTCCTCCTTGTTCTCAGGATATATAGTACGAGCCCATCCACCCATTGAATTATACTTTTCTAAGTAATATTCTTGATTAGGTCGATAAGGAGCAGTCGCACTACGCTTAACTTCTAAATGATAAGAATATGGACCAATGTCCACAGACAAGTCGGGTATTCCTTGAATATGACCAGAGTCGTTTTTCTTAACAATCGCATCAGGAAATCTATTATGAAGGTCCTGAATTAATGTTCGTTGAAAATCTCTTTCGAGTTTGGACATGTTTGTTCTACCCAGTTCCTTTCATTAAATTTCTTTTTGTTTCGTATGGAGCGTTCAATTGCATCATCAATAGAGGCAGGGGATTTAAGATAGAGATAAAATAAAAAATTAAAGGAGGTGTTCACTCGATTTATCCGGCCCTCGGATTGCTCCATAATCCGATAGGAATAATTTAGAGAATAAAACAATATTGTATCAGTAGTAATACAATTCCATCCCTCTGCCCCGGCCGTGTACTGAACCAAATATACCCACTCAGCAGCATCAGGTATAGGTTCATGTTTCTGACCGTTCCATTGATAGTATGCCCTATTTAATTCTTGACAAATCTCTTTGAGAATATCAAGTTCATAGGTGTAGTTATAAAAGACAATAATTCTATCGCGAGTCATAATCTGTTGTTTAGCATTTTCAATTCTACGAGGACTAGTATTAATTATTCGTCGTAGAACTTGTGTAAACTCAGACGCGTTCGTTATAGGCGCTTCCGTAAATGGATTAAACCTCGTATCAATAACTTGTTTATACAATTCTTTATCAAAAGCAGTATTAATATATTGTCTATTGGTTTTGGTTGTTCGAAAATCAGCCATAGGTACAGCTAAATGACGTCTCAACCGTTCTAGTCTGTCCACCTCATGATATCGTTTAATCTGAGGGAACTTAGAATATGGATTGTATTCGACGTGTCTATCTACAAATTCAGTTTTGTTTCTGTAGAAGTTGTTTGCTAAGAATATACACATCCAATCCATCCAAACATCTCCAGGTGTTGCTGTTAACATAATCCATTTATTTTTACGGGCAATCTTAATAAAAGATGTACCCCATGAACCATATCCAATAGCTCGTTGCTCATCAAATAAAAAGAAAGCATCTTTAACATTTAGATACTTTGTAATATTATTCCACGAGTCAACGGTCCCTTCAATGCCGAGCATTTCTAGGTCATGATGCCACTCTTTATCATTACGCTTCTTAGCAACTGTAATAATATAAAGTGGTAAATCACGATGGTTTTCCATATAATAAAATAGGCCGGTCAAGGATTTACCCGAACCGACCTTCCCGCACAATACAGAACCATTATGCAATCTATCAACCGCCCGCCGTTGATAGTCGTATAATTCAATTTTAGAATCCATACTTACGACGAAGTGGATTGTCCACTACACGAATATAAGCATTCTTCAAGTTAAGACGAGCATATTGTCCATCTGGACTTGGGTCTCGTCGAGCGATAGTCATATCACACAAGGAGATTTCCATATCATCCAACATAGCCAATTGACTTTCGTCATTTAAAAATGCACGGTCAGTTGGTGCGATGTCTTCATCGATAGGAGTGTCGCCATTATTATAAATAATAGCAATGCTTGGCATACCGAATTGAGTGTATACACGAACCTTGAAGAAATAAGACGGTTCAAACATGTCTGGATTTTCAGCCATCTTCTCGGCCATCTCGTCTGATATATTCTTAGGCTCATACATTTTAACGTTGACACCATATTGTTGTAGAAGCTCTACATCTTCTTGGTTTACCTTAACATTAAAGTAACGGTCGCCTGCGCGATTGTATTTTTCTTGACGCCCACTGAAGTTGCTAGCGAATAAGAATTGAACATCCTCAAGGATGATTTGAGAATTTGAAATTTGTAAAATAGTTGTCATAGTATTGTCCTTTCTAAATGACTTAGTCTGACATTGGTTTCAAAAAAAGAAAAAGGAGAACAAATCAGCAGAATTTTGTTCTTCCTCTCTATTATGTGCCATGTAAATCCTGCGATTTCAAAATAGACTATTTTTCATCACCCTGCGAAATTTGCAGAGTATCGGCATAGTCCTTAGGCATATCATCAACGATTTGGTTGATATCACCGACCTTAATAATTTTCTTGAGTCCATCGATTGCAATCTTGTCATAGTAAGCAAAATCAACATCCTCATAATCGAATTCTGAAGTTTGTTTGAACAAATATCCTTTTGTCCCAGCAATAGATTTAAAGTTTTCATTGTCTTCCGTCCACATACATTCTTTTCCAGACTTGGAAGCATATATAGATCCGACCTTACCAACGAATTCGTCGCCTAGATAAATATGACCTTTCGATTGTTTAGTGATAAAGAAATCTCTATCAACTAATTCTTCTTTGGTCCATACGCGTTTCAACAAATATGTATTTGCATACTCTGCTCCAGTTGGTGACCACTCATCATCTTCAAGCTGAGCAATATACACAGCGTTGTTAATAAGTGCCATACGTTTGTAAGTATGTTCGTGTTCGAACTTGTAGTTATATTTCTCTTGATTACCAAAGTCCATAACGAATTGAATAATCTTATCATCAGCATCTGGGATTTTAACAGAGTCTGTCTTAATATGACAAACTTTATATCCTTGCTCTTCAACAGCAAATTTCAAGTCTACCATAAATAAAGCTCCACGTTTCGCAACGATGTTGTCAATATTGTCTGGGTGTTTGAACTTGTTATCAAATTTAGCAGAGGTCATTCCATATACTGAGTTAATTACAATCTTCAACGCAGTTACCAAAGGTTTGTGATATTCTGGATTATCCAAGAACGGAGCCAATACTCCATCAAACATTTGTTTAACTTCGTCAATCTTATTATGTTTGAGCAAGACACGAACTTTAAGTAAGTCCGCATATCTTTGTGTGTATGGACCGAAGTAGTTCATATTCACCAGAGAGTTCGGGTGCATAGACTCTACATCAAGAAGAGCGATATTTTTGTATACTCCAGGTTCTGCATACACAAATCCACCCTCACCAGTTTCGAATCCACGGTAATATGACTTACCGAACTCGTATCGATAACCAGGGAAGATTGTGTCGAGTTTAACATAATTAAATTTCTCTTGTGGTTTAGGGTCGTCACCAAATATGAATTTTGCAGTAAGCTGATTGTTTGTCGCATTCATGGAACCCTTTGAAATGGTTGCTAAGATTTCACGCGCAACATAGTCCGCATATATAGCGTCGAATAATTTCTCAGTTGCATCAACGTCATTGACACAGTAGTCGACAACGACAGGAACTAATTCGTCCGGAACAGGTTGGTCCCAAGGAATTTCCATTTCGACGTGTTTAATTCCTAAGTCAACTTCCCAACGCTTGAGTGATTGTTTCTTTTGCGAGTACTCATAAATATCAGTGTAACTCAATTCATAAGCTGCCGAATACATTCCACTCTTCGCATTTTTTTCGTTGACAATTCTATATGACTGACGGAACAATTCTAAATTATCACATCCTAGTAGTCTAGCATAGAGAATATGATTGTCGTATCGTCGGTTATTGAAACCAACTAAAGGAAATGATAGTAAGTGCTCAATTTGATCTGGAGTCGGATTAACCCATTTTACAAATTCGTCTTCACCATACTTCTTCCACACGACAACAAATAGATTTGGATATACCTCAATATCGAAGAACACTAATTCTTCTTTTGGATATATCTTTGTTCCACTTGTCAATTTGGCTTCAGTAGCTCCATCGTCATCTCGAATTGACGACCATGGGATTTTTTGAAATACAGCCAAACAATAATCGCGATTGTTAGTTGAACGTAATGCTCTTAAAAACACATCATGCTTCAAATCTGTCAAGTCATATTCTAGACCCATGTCATATGCTTTATGAATTTGATCTGAAATCCAATCGATTGTTGGTTTTGTGTTTGGGTGACTTGGCTTCTCACCTTCAATAAGACCTAATTGTCTTTTTACAAATTTACGAAGTGTCTTCTCCGTATACGTTATTTCTTTTACATCTTCGTACATCTTAGCCTTTCTCTCTTTCAACGGCAAGCCTGATGAAATATGAGATGGTTGAAGATTGTTGGACGCTTTGTCAATCCGTCTCAAAGAGGCGTTGCCTTTATACACCTTGATTTCAATATGTTCATCGACTAAATTATCCAACTCATTAACATTACCATCGTAAATATAATGCAAGTGAATACCTTGGCCTGATTTTGATACCTCAGCATAAGTCGGTGGAAATTTCGAAGCAGCTTGTATGTTTAAATCAAGGTTCTTATTTCCATCTTCGTCTTTCAAATCGAAATCAATCACAATATGATTCAACGGAACTTTAACCCAGTGTAGTTTTTCCGTTTGAATATCTTTCAAAGTTGTACGTACATCTTCCCATTTCATCATGGGGTTTCCATTACGTTGTGCTAGCTGTGCAGGGTAATCTTCTGCAAGTCTATTAAATACACGATTGTCGTGGTCAAATTTAAGCCAATTATCCGGAACAATCATTTCGTCTTGATTAATTGGACTAACGAGTCCTTCTGGAAATGCAATATTCCATCTAAATCCTTTGAAATAATTCTTAACACGAACACCATCCACTGCGCCATCCTTAACCATTGTATCAAAATAACGCAAGGCTTCTCGTTTTATAATTGCTTTATAACCATCGGTCTTCCATCCCATGTCTTCCAAATATTCACGATACAGTTCACTAATTTGACGAAGACTAATTCCGTCTTGCATATGAATTGCATTAGAGCGAATAAAATCAAATATGTGGTCTGTCTGTTCCGCCATATCGACATCAAAGTATTCATCGAAATAATCAAAACCCAATTCCTCAAAACGGTTAATTGCCATTTGAGCGATATAAGGCAATTCAAATTTGATTTGAGACATCAACTGATTATATTTAGTATGACTAACTTTCTGTCCACTAGGATTTACTACAACCGCACGTCGAGTAATACCCGAATCAACGTTACGAACTTTATAACGTTGGTTTGACGCTGTAATCAATAATCCTGTAAATGTGACAGAATAAGGTTCTTTAAACTTTTTATTAACCTGAATAATTTCATGACTTGTCAATTTCAATAACGGAGTGTCGTTTTGAATATGACTGATATCCGTATCCTCGTCAATCAATAACGGTACTTCCTGAACTTGTCCTGTTGCAAACTGGTCATTGCTTGTAAGCAGTTTCAAGTCGATAGGAGCACAGTAATCTTGAAATAACATTCGAAATATCTTTAAGACGGTACCTTTACCACTACCCTTCGAACCATACAAATACATGAACTTTTCAATCTTGTACATGTTGTTGGTAAATAACGCACCCATAAACCACAATATCTTGTCAAGCTCTTTTGGAATATATAGAGTCCCAAGCAATTCTTTGAATGCTGGAGCATTTCCTTCCGTTGGTGTGTAATTTAATTGTGTAGTAGCATAATCACGTCTCTTCATCTTGTGGTCTGCGAATAATATCTTTTGGTTGAAAGATATATCGCCTGACTCACAGGCTTTACAGAAATCTTGAAATAACCTGAACTTACCAACCGACGCTCTACGGATTTCCCGAACATCAATTCTTAAACCAGGTCTACCTTCTTCTATTTCTTTAGCTCTTCGCCAAAGAATAGTATCAATATCATAAAATAAGTTCTTTTGTTGGGTATCCCAATAAGAACCATTCCAGTATGCATAAAACTTGGAACCTTTAACAACCAAGTCTTTCGTATCGCCAAAAATGAAATCGGGAGATACCTCATAATCAACAGTTCTGTTGTTTGATGTGAACTTTTTGATAGAAACGTCTAAAAAATCCACTTTATACCTCCATTTTCGTTTATCACATGTCCTCCCCCTTTTTGCCCCCTCTCACCATTGTATGTATATACTAGTTCATTTTCAACTCATCCCAATATACAATAGGAAAAGGGGCCATTTTAGGGGGTCAAAGGGTGTTTTTTAAGGAAAAATCCCTTTTTTCTCAACATTTTTCCATCAATATTATAGGTCACTAAGGAGACCCCCAAATTTCCCCAGATTTTTTGGGGGAGGTTTGAGAGCCAAAATTAGCCATTTTTAGACCAATTTTCCTACAATATCAATGCAAATTCTTACAGTCCCTCCAAGTTTTCAGCCGATTTTCTCAACAAAATACCCTTCAAAACCATAAAAATATACCTATTTAGAACGTTTAATCCATCGTAATTCCACCCGATTTACCAAAGAATTATCCGTTTGATAGCTGTTTGCGACCTGTGCAAGGTACTCAAAACCATCAATTTTAACCCGGATAATCTCACCATATAAGGTAGATAATATAGGATTACGAGATAATACAAGCTTCCAGCCAGTTATAATCCCATCCACATCTTTAATATACTTTGCGTCAAACGCATCTAGCACTACTGGCGAATTTGTATTTTTCTTCATAATTATTTCTTAGCGTCCTTATCTTCTGTTGCCACTTTTTCTTTAGGTGGCTCTTGATTTGTTAGTGTTTCAGTGGTGATAAATCCATCAGGTTCAACCTTGAATGAAGGTTTATCGTCAAGCTTACCATCTGGAAGAAGTTTATACCAACCATCATTATATTTGATGAAGCAGTCGGACTTCATATCACCGTTAGCAGCATCTAGGTAATACCAGTTGTCATAGTATTTAACCCAACCGGTCTTCATTGCTCCGTCTTTATCGAAGTAATACCATTTACCGCCGATTTGTTTCCAAGCGGTAACCATGTATCCCTTCTCGTCGAACCAATACCATTTACCATCAGTATGTTTCAACCAACGTTCAGCATACATATATCCATCCTTGTCAAAGTAGAACCATGATTTATTTTCTGCAACGTATTCGAAGCGGTTTGTTGGATATGACCCGTTTTGACGAACATACCACCAACCGGTGTTATTTTTCTTCCAACCTGGTTCGACTGGCTTAGCTGTAGCAGCTCCTGTGAGACGATATACGTAGTAATATGGCTTACCAGCATATACCCAACGTTCGTCGTGGTCGTTAACTGAGATACCGTTATATGCCCAGTTACAGTGGATGATATTATCGCTATCCACAAAGATACCAGTGTGTCCTCCAGCACCTGAAGAATATCCTTTACGTCCCCAGATGAAGATATCACCACGTTGAGCATCCCAAGGTGTGTTCTCAGCAATAAGCTCAAATCCATTGTCAAGCAACCATTGGTGCTCGTATTCAGTATTTACTGCCCAACCAGCAGATACTGCTCCGCCTGAGCGTAGAGCGTAGTAAATAGATGATGAACAGTCATATCCATCAGGCCCATCACGGTGGTCCATGCTGTAATATACCGCTCCTTCACGGTTTTTCATCCAAGCCAATGCTGTTTCTAGATTAATTGTCATTTTGTTTCTCCTTTTGTTTTGGTTTAAAATAAAAAGTTGGTTTGTACCCTTTAAAGAAAGGTACTTGGTTATTTTTCAGATGGTCTCTCGAGATGTTGTTCTTGTCCATTCGAATTACCTCCTTCAATAAGATGTCGGATGGTTTCATTGTATTCTTTTTAATTTCATTGAAATCGAATGGATCAATATGTATAAGTTGTTCCTGATACAAATCATAGTAATAATGTTCTTTTGGGAAATGATGACGTGCCAAGTCCTTATCGGTAACAATAAATTCCACTACTTTGTTTTTAGCATACACCAAATCGAAATGCTGAACTTCTTTATAAATATATTCCTGAAGTGTACGTTTGTCAACGACTACAACCAATATTTTAGGTTTATTCATTATTGTCCTCTTCCTTAGGTATATTAAATCGTTTAGTCAGAAATTCAGATTCAACATCACCCCCGGGATTTTTGTCGGTTTGGAAATATATTTCAGTAGCTACGCCTTCTTTAATCAATTTCTTTTCATCAGGCATCAACTCACGAAAAGTATCTACATATCCTGAGAAACCATCAAATGATAATTCTGGAGAACGCAAAATAAGCTTCGCGATTTCCTTATACCATTCATTACGATGGTTTGCCTGAGTTAATTTAGTATCCAAATCATACTTAGGATTTCTTTGAGCCAAAACATTAGGTACGAGTACTGACATGATATCGTTCATAGCTTCAGAAATAAGACGAATTTCCACTTGTTGCTTAATACTAATACTATTTGCATTACTCTCAAGACTTTCCATGAATTGCTCTTTAAACTTTTCCAATTCTTTGTCGATTTGAGAGTCTAGCTCCTCGGAAACACCTTCAATAATTAATTGGCGTTCATAGCTATGCAAATCAGCACGGGTGTTGAAATATCTTTCGAAGTCCGCAAAATCAATATTCGGAGCATTACGAATAAAGCGAGCAATCTTTTGGTAGTATTTTTCACGTTGGTCAACGATGCGTTGTCTTTCGTCCAATTTAACCTTAGGGTCGCGCTGACGTTTGATATCATCAACCATCAGTTCAATTATAGCATCAAGACTGTATGAAATGATTTCTTCATTAATTCTTTTACGAATAATCGGGTCATTCATAATATCTTCCTCCCCATTCTCGGCTCGAACACCCTTTAACCAGCATGCAGTCATTGCAGCGTAGTTAGATAGGTCTTCTAAGGTGTCTAGGAGGCTCTCAGAGCCCATCTGCTGCGTTCTAGAGTCGTCCGTGAGTGATTCTAAGCGGTTCATTTTGTCGCCCATACGGACGATGCTAGCCACGATTCCGTGCTTGTCCAAAGACTCCTCAAATGAGTTACCATAGTCGCTATTTTTCTTACAAAATGTCTTGTATTGTCCGTCGTATTGCTCACGCATTGTGTTGTTATTTACTTTTGTCATTTTCTTTCTCCTTTAATACCCAAAACCATTACCCTTAGGATATACCTTTTCGAAATCATGCATAGAATCGAAGTACTCGATCAACGCAACGTTCGACATAGGAATATATACGATGTTACGACCCTGATCATGTAACTCAATCTTAAGAAGATTAAGTCCTTCAGTCAAGAAATAGTAATCCTTAACTCCTTGCCAAATATGAACTGCCAAACCCTTAGCATTCCGAGCTTGATTGTCGTTTATGTATTTCACATATAAAACACCATTAGTCATGTAAGTCTCCTTCATCAATACTGTCAAGATAATCAATAGACTTTTCGATAACGCCCTTCACAAAATCAATTGTGTTGTGTTCATCAGTGTCGTTCGCATGATTACAATCGAACCCAAGAATAGAATACTTCATTCGGTGTTCCTCGTAAGTGATTCCACCATGGAAGATTTCATCAATTCTATCCTTAACTTTCCTAATATCAATTGTAGCAGGCACGTGGATATATCCACAATACCACCAGCTACGAAGAGACATGTCTTTGTAGTCTCTATTGAATTCTTTTATAAGTTCACGAGGATATTCAATCTTTTTAATTGATCCTTCAAAACCTTTATACTCCATATCCATAACATCAATAATACTCATTTTACTGTACCCTTCTACTTTTCCCAGTTAGCGGAGTAGGTTTGATGATTTCATCAATAGCTAAAACATCCGCCTTCAAAATTTCTATAACAACAGACTCTCTACCAGATCGATATTCTATTTCACAGAATTCAACTCTTGGCCACCAGTTAATTGAGGTGACATCTTCAAATCTTAAAGTCTTAATATCGTCATCAATGCTAACGTATTTAAGATCAATAATGATTGGATTTGATAAATGTAGAATAAAGCCGTCATTATTTAGTTTGTTCAATAACAAAGAGTTCTCATCAGGTTTAATGCCATGATTAACTCCTTTGAATAACCCCATACCAAACGAATTAATTCTCTCGGTCATTAAGTATTACCTCACTTATTGTTCATTAGTTCAACAACTTTCCAATATTCAAGTTTAGATAACCCAATACCTGTAGATAACACGCGCCCATCAGGAATACGGTATTCAAATCGAATAGTATCAAGTGTGTTTTCAGAAACATATGATACATTTACTACATTCTGTAGGAACATAGGCTCTTCGACTTTCCCATCAATACCTTTAACAGCGTACTCTACAAGGTATTTGTTCTCGCCATCCCATAGTGGCACAATATCATCCCCGTATTTCATTACTTGTTTCTCTTGAGATAGACCCATTGATCTTCGTAAGTCATTCTCGGAGTTGAATATACTGTACTTTGTTATGTATTCGAGATTGATAATTTCAATCATATCAATACCGTTAAGGTGGTATAGGATATGCAAGAACCCTTCTTTAACAGTAACATCTTCAACCTCAGTGAAAATACTATTCATACGATAGTCATCGATAGTAGGATGTTTAATATAAGTTACATGTACAGCTTTCTTAGTCATTCGCCTCAGCCTCCCAATATCGTTCACCAGCAATAAATTGTTGAGTTTGATGGTAAGTTAGTTTGTGCACCTTCTGAATGTCTGAAATGAATTCATTATAGTAATCGAAATTATCAATTACCTTACCTTCACGTCGAACTGTGTCGAATGCTGACCAGTTCAACTCTTCTGGATAAATAGGAGGAGTCAATCGACGTAGATGAATAAGTGGGAATTTGATTGTATGATCTTCGTCAACTTTTAGTTGTAGAGAAATAGAATTACCCCAACCAAAGAATTCATCAAGAGGTTCAACTTCAAGGCCAGCAGTTCTTCGTAAGTCTGCAACGGTAACATTTCCGCCACTTTGAAGATGACGTAAAATACCATCTAACCACATCATCATTTGGTCTTCTGGATCCATTGATAGAAAATCATTCAATTCGTTAAAATCTTCTGCCTGCTTTTCGAAGTCAGATGGTTTGATAACTGGTATGCGTGTAATATCCAATGCGTATCTCATTTTAGTTTTCCCCATTCATTTTTTTCTCATAGTCTACAATCCATTTTGGCTTTTGTAGAATGTCATAGTTATAGTAATTTTCTTCTTTAATAGTTGACAATAGGAAGTAGTTGTGAATATATAATTCTGTTCCTTTAGGTTTATGAGCGACAAACGGAATATATCCGAATAGACAATTCAAGAAAGAGTTCTCTGGATAATAAATACGAGTCTTAACATTATTGTTACCCGTATAATAATTACCATCCAATTTAAACCTAAACATTTTTAGACGTCCCTCTTTAATAGAGTTGGCCATGTATTTGTCGAAGTTTAAATCCTTCCTAAGTACGTCTAAACAGAATAAATGCTGATCTTTTATGCTCTGAAATATCAGAATTCGTAAGTCAGTAGGCTTTTCTGATATAAGAATGAAAGGATAATACCCTCCATTCTTAGTATCTTTCATTAGATTGTACTTTGTACCTACGAATATGTTTAGTTTAGGACCCGTTATGTTATGCTTTAACATAACTCCATTACATATATCAGCCCATTTTGCAAATACGGGACTAAATGACTCAGTCTTTGCGAAATTCTCAGCGTGTTCTTTTAGACCACCTTCTGTAATATCATATTCGGATCCTTCCCAACCATTAAAGAATGATAAAATTCCCTTTATCATTGCCTTTCACCTCTTTTTCACTTACATACAAACCATCGTTAATCACTCCTTCAGTATATTCCTGAATTCCAAATGTATACATTTGAAGTTTATTAGAATTTGATACTGGTACCATAGAAAACATTGGGCATACATAACAATACATATTGATCAACTTGATTACGTTCTTATAATCAGAGTTTGATGCGTAGGATATCATTCGATTGTATACTTCGAAGTTATTGTTTTCATCTGAAGTATTCCTAAGAATACAAATACAAGGTAAATCCCAACCTTTCTTATAAAAGATTAGGAAGTTGTTACCTGCAGAAATCTCTCTGAGATAACGAACTCTACCTGTGCGATTGAATAAGATAGTGTACTTACCATTGTTCAAACTGTACTTCGCCGTCTTATTCATATGGTATTGGATTACTCTCCAAGCATTACTATCTGTAAATCTTTGGAAATTGAAAAGCTTATTATCAAAATATGGCATCTCTTTATACCATACTTTCCAACGGTCATCCTTCCAAATTGAAAGGATAACTCTCGTACTCTCGACATATTCTTCTAAAAGATTTTTAATATGGTCACTCACTAATCCTGTCTTCAACAGAAATAAACTCACAAGTTGTTTTAACATTTTATTCTCCTAGCCATTTTTCTTCTTTTGATGGATATTGAATACGAAATTCTGGAATGAATCTGTCATCCAAAATATCTGTAATTAAATGGTTGTGCTCATGCCACAAACTTTGAGAAGCTTTATACTTCTCTTCGGAAATATGGAACAGTCCATAAGTACCATCAGTATTTGCTTTACCGAGACGATAACGTTCTATGAATGAAAGGATTGTGTCATTGATTACCGGATCCAAGTCAGATTCTAAGTCAAGTCCTAAAGTCTCAACCATCATATCTGCGAATTGTTCGGTAGTTCCAGCTTTACCAGTAGCAAAGTCAAGTTGCTTAGCATAGTAAATAATCATTTCTCCAATAGATGCCCAATCAGAATAGATAGTACCAGCACCAAAGTATTCAACACGGTCACGGATAATATCTTCTCGTGCATTCTTATCACCGATGTTTTCTTTAAGAGGAATATATTCCCATGAGAATAATACGGCAAGGTTGTCACGAAGCTGCTCGTCTTGGATATCATAGCGTTCCATAACAAGTGCACGCCAGTAGTCATAGATTTCTTGTGTGTTATCGCCATAGATACGACGGTCATGTTCCATATCGTTAGCGATTAATGCTTTAATTTGTGCTGTCATTTCACGTGTCATACTAATAATATCACCAGCAGTGTATACATTATCACGGTGATTTAGTAGTCGGCTCCCTTCCTTATACTTTTGAATATATTCGAAGACGTTTCCGTCCAGATCTTGTTCTTGGATCAATTCTTCAGTCAGTGGATTGAAATCTGCTCCAAAGCGTTTTTCATAAGGCGATAGTTCACGACGAATATCGTTATCAGGTGTACGATACCAATCAAGACCATCATTAGGGAGTCCATCAATTTCACGAATATGTTCCGCAAATTCTTCTTCACGTTCCACCTGTGCTGCAATTTTTTCTTCTGTTTTCTTTGCTTCAGCTTGTTCTACTAGTTCTTCGTAAGTCAAGCCTTCCGCTTCTAAAGCATCTTCTTCTTGCCACCATTTGTAAATACGGTAGGCGCCATATCCGACGCCAGCCGCACCCACAATACCCAATAAAATCTTTACAGGTGTATTCATTTTAGTTCAATTCCTTTCTGGTTTTCTTAGGCACGAAATCATGGAAGTTTGTTGTCGCATATAGGTTGCGAGGTAGTTTCCAACGTACATAGAATTGGATTTCAGTTTCTTGTTTGTCATCGTTCCATACTTCATGAGCGTCCCATTCTAAATAGAACCCATCAGTATCTGTCCAACCAAATGGTAGAGCAGCTTTAGGAACTTCAAATCCAAGAATATCCAATACTTCTGCGAATGTCAACATACCTTTACGCATCATTTTTTCAGTCAAGACATTGTCAGCTTCCTTAATAACACCTTCATTATATTCTGGAGAGTCAGATGCATATTTGTGAGATTTCTTGAACCACATTCCATAGAAATCACCTTCGTTTGGTACGATTGACTCAACTTCAATATCTTCACCATCGACATTTACTGTCTTAGTTTCAAGCGGCGCATCAATTTTCTTGAATGTTTCTTCGTCAAGGACTGTTTTAGCACGTAGACGGTAACGAGCGTGTTCTTCTGTAACCATAGCAAGAGCTGCTGATACGGCTTTAAGACGGTTTGTTTGGATAGCGAAACCTAAAATAATAGATGCTGTAGATGCGGTTGCAACTGCGACAGGGATAGCTACGTCTTTAGCGATATCTTTTACCACGTCAACACGTGAGAATTCTTCGCCAGCAGCTTCCATTTGTTCATATTTAGCTTTGGTTGCTTCAAGTTTCTTACCAGATTTGATACCTTCATATACAGAATATCCGTATCCAACAAGACCAGCACCTAATAAAATAACTGGTGCGTATTTCTTACCAAGAATTTTGGTTGTTACCCATGTAGTTTTAGCTGTAGCTTTTACTGCGTTTAAATCGAATTTCATTTTTATACCCCTTTATTATAATGATGTTTCTGACAAAATAGTATACGCCATAGCGGACTCACTTGTGAAATGCGAATGTGCATCTACTTTCCGCTCTTTACTAATATGATCAATATGGTCAAATTCAATAGACCAATTCTTTCCGTCTTTAACGACTTTTACGTTTTCGACCTCTGAAAATAACATAGGTCTAACTCCTGAAATACGTGGATAAATTCTAATCCTCACTTTTCGAGCTCCTTTTTAATTAGTGAATATACTTCATCAATCTTTTTGTTGATGAATGCTTCTTCTGACTCCTGTTTTTTAAGTACGTCAGGAGTAACCCAGAAATAACCGATATTGTATACATTTCTATCGAAGTTATACCATTTACCTCGATATTTGATCAAGTATTGATTGTTGATGATTTCATAATGGTCAATGTCATACCACGTGTCGGTGTGAATACCATTGTGTAATATAACACAAGCCATGGATAATTCGTAATCTTTCATGCATATATCATTTTCCTTTCGCCCATAAGTAGGCAAGAATAACCCAACCGATTGGTGGTGTACATAGTAAGAATAAAGTTCCTAGTAGTTTTTTCATTTTACTTTCCTCCAATAAATGATTTTAAGTTTTTATTAAATTTTTGTTTTCTTTCACGAACTAAACGAATACGTTTTTGAGTTGGTGTCTCAGGTTCATACTCGTCTTTTTCCATTAGAGCAATATAATAATCTTTGCCTAATTTGTTACGATTACTAAAATCCTCCACGGATAAAAATTTCTCTCATTTCATCAAATGGTGGTAATTCTTTTGACCATTCTTTTGTCATTTTTTACACCTCCACAGGTTGAGGGAATTGAATTTTAAATCCTCCGCCTCGAGCAGCAACAATACGAGCCCCTTGCAAGCCCTGTCCGTTTCCAGAAATAGACCAGCCAAATGATTGGTCTGTGAATTTAGACGGTTGGTCGGATAACTCATAGAAATCCCCAACAGTCACTACGCCATATGCGTCCAAATTAGCAAGCATGATGTTAAATACTTCTTGTGCATCTTGTCTAGTATCGAAAATGATTTCTTCGACATAGTTAGATGCTTTGCGATTGCGTTTTGCATAACTTTGTGTATAGTCCTGACGGTTCACATCTCGCCAAGAGTCAATACGTGTAACATTATTTACACCACGCCCCCAGTAACTTGGAGTTGTTCTTCGAGCATGAATATAATCTTGTCCAAAAATGGCACGTTGAATAGCTGTATTGGCCATGTCCGCTAGTCCATTTTGGATACTAGGGACAACCACTTCATAAAACATGTGGCCCGACCAGCCACGAAATCCTTCTTCACCGAAGAATACATTTCCGAGCCATTTTCCAACCCCGGATTTTTTCACCCGACCCTTTGCAACTGGTTGGATGTGTTTATCCATCATCTCATTTGCCTCATCTAAAGGCTTCACCTTTGTTTTAACTTTGTTATATTCTGTTTTTGTCATCCTATGACCTAATCCCTTCTACTTTAGCCATCCATTTAGCGTCTGCTGCTGCCATATATTTCTGCACACCAGAAATCGCCATAAAGCGTTCGCCTTCGAATGCCATTCTGTCATTATACACATTTAACTCAGTCGCAAAATCCGCGAGCAATATATCTCGAGGACCATCCAATGGAATATAGAATGTTACAGTATGATTGCGGTTTTCAACTTTAACCGCTCCATAGTCCTCTAAAATAACCATAATTATTCATCGCTAGTTTTGTTTTCGCCTGTTGTATATCCCCAGACATAATGAGTCAACCCAACAATACCTCCAGTAATAAATCCTGCAATTCGTGGATCAAACCCAAAGTAATATACCATAGCAGTATACGCCAATGAGTATAACAATCCTCCTGATAACAACATAATCAAAAAACCAAATAAAGTTTTCACTAGCTTCTCCTTTCTGAATAAAAAAAGAATACCGAGAGTAATTCTCAGTATTCCTTATGAAACTTATTCTTCAGTGTTATCACTGTCGTCAGATCCAAGATCAAAATCATCTTCTTCAGTTGCTTCGTCACCGTCATTTTGTGATGCGTTCATAAGCGCCTTAGCTGCTAATCCTAGTGCAGTAAGTCCAAGTGCTGCGAATCCGGCTTTCTTCAACCATGGGCGGTTCTTAACAATCCATTGTTTAACCTTCCCTTTTGGTTCTTCGACTTCAACCGTAATTGTGTCTTGAACGTCCTCCACTGTTTCTTCAACAGTTTCAGTTACTTCTTCCGCAACCTTACCGGCAGCGTTTACAACTTCCTCGATATTATTTGAAACATTTTTCTTTGACATAATGATGTCCTCCTTTTATTTTTATCGTTTCATTATAGGCTATGTAAAATCTGCGGATTTTTAAAATCCAGCAAGACATTCCTCACGGCTAGCCATGTAATTTACCGGAGGAAGTCCTTTTCGTTTTCTAACAATATTTATTTCATTATAGATTAGACCCAATCTATATTTACAAAACTTAGTGATTGCTGTAGCGTCTGACCGAACACTATGATCATAGTGTCTAAGATAGGTATCGTCTCCGAAGTCAAAATAACCTAATTCACATTTATAACGGAACACAGATCCACACAATTCAACAACATAACTTTTCGGTGTATACCTCATACGACGCATATTAGTCCTCCTTTTTAATAAAATGAATAACAACGTTTGAATTTGGTACGTCGATTTCAATACCCTTGTTGCTAGCATTAAAGCTATCAGCCAAGTGGTTCATATCTTCATAATCCATTTCAAGACGAATGTGTTGTTTCATACTAAATAGTCCTCTCCTAAATAATAACGTAACCAAGTCAAAGTGTCCCAGTTATTCGTTTCTACACGATTATAGATTGTATCTATAACATCTAAAAAATATCTGATGTGTTCTTTATCAACTACATACTCTTTTGGATGAGCAAATGGTTCGAACCATAAGTTCTCGCCCATAATACTCTCCATCTCATCGTAGTAAAATCCTTCAGCTAATGACGCGATTAACTCGTCTACCATAGTTCGAGATATATTCCAAATACACAATTGACTATCTAACTTTTCGGTATTATCCGACACCATTAACAAACCAAATATATATCTTCGATAGTCCTCTTCGAATTTTAGTTTGGTCCAATTTCGAATCAGTCTATCAATATACCAGTCGTCTATAAAAAATAATTCTTTCAACGGTAAATTAAGTATGTTTTGTGTTACCGTATCGTAGAATTCTTCCTTAGACAACACCAGGGTATATTCTTTGGTAGAACTCATCTCTTCAACCTTCTTCCTCATGATTTTCGTCTAATACTTGGTCATAGTATTTTTCGAATTCCTTACGAAGCTCAGTAGCGCTCATATATGCTCTACGATTGTCTGGGTCGTCTTCGATTTTATCTGCAGTTTCAGATATCAATTCATATAACAATTGATAGTTTTCATGCATTACATCCGCGGTTCCGAATACAGTTTTGTAATATGAAGTTTCTAACATAGATAACAACATAGAGTCAATAATCTTACGGGCAATACGGAAATAGTATAAATCCATATCTACAATATGCATTTCAGGCGGAATTGTCATAATGAATTGGAAATATCGTTTGTAGTCTTCCTGTGCAGGACTGTTCCCATTTTCATCGACTTCCGTCCATGCCGAGATATATTTGTCAATTTCATTATTTGGAATTAACAACATGTCATCAAGCGGCATCGCTTTAATCATATCAACAATTGTCTGCTTGAATTCCGCAGACGTTTTAACAATTGGTCTAGCCATTTTTACCTCACTTTATAAATTTTCCCATATGGATACCATCATAAATAACCAGATGAATCCAACAAACGACATTCCTGTAGTCCCAATTAGAAATCCAAGGATTCCCATAGTACTCATCAAATTCAATGTAAGTACTACACCAATAGATTCCATAAATAAAACCAAGAAACTTATCGCAATCATAAATAATACTTCCGTTAAGTTGTACTCCAACAGTTCTTTAATCTTCTCCCACATTAGTGTTCACCTTTCAAATAATAATTTCTGATAATTTGTTTAGGAGTCAGCTCTCCATTAAATACACCATACACATAAATTTCATATGTCCATCTGTCGGTACGAATATTGTATTGCAAAGGTGTTACCTCCGTAATAATACCAGCTTTAAATATAGACAATTCGTCGTGCAAAATCTCGGGCTCAATTTTTTGAACACTATCCGACATTCTGGTATATCTTTCATATCCTTGCATACCAATTTCTTGAAGATTTGTGGATACTTCAATTTTAAAACGGTTATCATCAAGCCGCTTAACATACTTCTTCAAAATTGGATTCTTTGGTTTTGGCTCCTTCATCATAATAATATCTGTCATGTTAACCTCCTCACAGAAAAAAAAGAAAGGGATAAGTAATCCCTTTATTTGAAAAATTTACCTGACACAATTCCCCACATTTTGGATGTGATTACATTGAGTTGCTCATAATATAACACGCCTGCTAATCCAACAGTGTCAACAATGACTTTCAATATTGTTTCTGGTTTAATTTTATTCTTGTCACGCTCATTGCGCACAGCAATCAATTTAGCCAGTTTCAAATTGATGTCCATTACTTCCTCGTTAGTTTTAGCAAGAGCTAGTTCTACCTGAAGCTCTTCAATCTTCATATCCAATCCGTCGAAACAGATTGCCATCATAATTTCTCTCATATATTTTACCTTCCTTTCACTATAGCCCAGGGAAATCCTGCGCACGGATTATATTTCCATCATAACCAACTTGAGCTTTAGGTAATGTCGGAATTTCTTTTAACGGTTCTAGTTTTACGAGAAAATCCGAATCTCCTGTGTCTATAGGTTCTTCCATTATTATACTCGAAAGAATATGTGGTTTACCTAGAAAATCTACTACCAATAGTGATTTCTTAATCCAAAAATGCGGTCGCATATAATCCCAATAAAATTTTCGAATTGTTCTATTGTCCACAAAATGTAATTTCGCATGTTTATATTCAACATCACTTGTAAATATATCTATTACATACGAACTTATTAAAACAGAATAAACTTTGTTGTCAAAATTAATAATCAATCTTCCAATCATATTTATATTGCTCCCACTAAAGTCAATTTTATAAAAGGCTCTCTATACCCAATATCAGTTGTGCAAAAATCCAAACGCTGTAAACAGAATGTGTTGATTACTTTACCTGCTATAATAAATGTAGTTTTACATTTAGGAGTAACTAGTAATTTAGCAAATCGACAAGAATTTCTAATATGTTGATAATACGGTATAAATACACCTATTTGTTTCTCAACACATTCCCCACTACGCCAATTGTAAGACGACTCGTCCTGCCATATACAATCTTGAAACGAATACACCTTACCTTCTATCTCAAATATAAATCGATTAATTGGTTCCATTAGTCATCTCCAAAAATCTTACGCAATTCGTCATTTTGGTCCTTAAGAAACATAGATTCGCCTAGTTTCCCTTCTTCCCCAATCGCTTCATTAAGTTCGCGATTATATTTGGTATTTCGTCTACCAAGGATAAGATAGGCCACTGCGGTAAGGATGCCTGTAGCAGCCATACCAATAGCCCCTTTAATTTGTTCGTTTGTACGACCATCAACTTGCCCACGGTAGTACGCTTCTTGCATATCCTTGTCTTCAAATTCCACACCTTCAATTTTGAACATATTTTTAAACATATTATTTTCTCCTTTACTCACTTAAAGTTTTATCTAATGCACGTAATGCCAGTACAATACTTAAGACATTATCGAATGTTAATCTTGATTTTAAAAGTCTATGTTTTGCTTTGATACATTCCATATATAGAATGGTCATACCTTTTTGTAATTCACTCAATTTAAGTTCGGAACGAATATCCTTAATTTCATGGGCACGTGTCTCAACGCCATGCAATTTATTCATATCCCCAACAAGAAGAGGAATACTTTCCTCGCAATCTTTCTTAAGTTTCTTGTTGTGGAATAACCAAGTTAAAAACGGACTTCGATTTTTTAAACGTTCGTCGTTTAATATATACATCATTACCTCCTATTTAACATCCCAAACTGATTTGATTAGGTATAAAATAACGCCTAACTTAGCTAGACCAGAAATAAACAGATTCTTTTCATGCCGCTGTTTACTTTCAATTTTATCAATAATACTTTTTAATTTATTGTCATCCATATGTTTACCTCCTCACAGAAAAAAAGTAGGATACCTAAGTATCCTACTTTTAAAATCCTTCATTTCTTAATTTCTTAAGAACAGTTTGTACAGTATTTAGTCGTCTCTTATGAAACTCGCTATCTTTATCGATATACCCTTGTGTTTCAAGTTTCTTAACATAATCCTCTTCAAGCACAGCGTATAACGCTAAGAAGCGAAATCCAATTTCTCTAACCAATTTTCTGAACATATCATGTTCCTCCTATAAATTTTATTTCATTATAGGATGTGTAAAATCTGCGTTTTACAAATTATTAAATGCATCTGCCATTTTCTCGTATTTTATCTTAATTATCACTGGGTTTTGCATTGCGTTTAGTAAATCTTTTGATACATCAGCAGCGTATTTGTTCAAGAAGAAATCTTTGACAAACATAAAATCTTTCTTGATTTCCGCATTTTCAATAGTAATAGCATCTTCGGCATGCAAAAATAAATAAACTAGTGGCCGCTTTATCTATTAAATCTGTAAGTCTAGGATAGTCCATAACAATACTCTTAAACATAAATAAGAGTAACATATCATTAGACTTAAGCGCCATTAGATCAGGTCTAGTTAGAAAATTTATAGGTTCATTCGATGTCATCGTCGTCACCCCTTCCTTTAAATAAAATACTAATGATTTCCGTTATCATTGCTAATGATAAAAGTGTTAAAATAAAAGTCATGTGTTTACCTCCTTTAAATGACTTAATCAAACTCTCCATATATTTAAATTGACAATAAACGTTGAGGCTTCCTCCTTAAAAATAATTATTTATGAAGAGCTTGGTAAAATCAAAAAAGAAAGGAGCATTTAAGCTCCTAATCTTATTCCTTATTAGTATTGTGTGCTAATAATGATACAGCAACAACGGCAGTTCCTACAGTCAGTAAACCTTCAATAGTACCTTGACCCGCTCCTTTAAGGCAACTAACAATAAATTTGTCGTTTTCCTTAATTTCAAGCGGTGTGTCTACAAAGTTAACAAGACCTAAAAATCCTTTGTTTGTCATTATGTTGTCCTCCAATATTTTTATTTCATTATAGGGTATGTAATTACTGCGATTAAGTTAATTTCCTATAGTCACCAATAAGTTTATCAGGGAAATATTCTCCTCCGTTATTTACATCTAATATAGGCGCTTTATCTCCCTCATCTAACATATCAGCAACCGTGTGCGAATATGCTTTGATTGTGGCAAAGAACATTGGTGCATCCTTCCTTGAGATATATACGGTCTGAGCAGTATGCCCTTTCTTAGGTTTAGGATTATGCAATCTAATACCTTCAAAATAACTTTTATCTGGGTCGATAAATCCTGACATAATCACTGGTACGTCGTTGGCTACTAAATTAATATACACAACATACTCTCTGATTTTATCATCGAAATATGCGTGGATGTATTTAAAAAGAAGAGAATGAACGTTTGGCATTCTCTTGGTGACACCATATCTTCTTCCAATCTTCTTTACAGTTTTCCTTTTCTTACTAATTGGCATAATAACCTCCTTTAAATGATTTTCGAAAAAAAAGAATAGAGTGGAGTTGAACCACGTCGCCCCTCCTGAATAATCAGGATGCTCTCCCGCTGAGCTATATTCTTCATTATAGTGTATGTAATTTCTGCGAAATAAAAAAGAAGGGATTTGTAATCCCTTAATGTTATTGTAATGATCTAAAGAATCTAATAATTTCTTCAGTTTCAGACTCCATTTCTGTTTGTCTGTTGCTGACTTTAGCTATTAAGTTCTTAACTTCTTCATCGTTAATTTCATTTATTTTTACAAATCCAATCTTTTTATCGTTTAAAATATTTTCCAACATTTCGTATGTTTTACGAGCATTTGCAGTTCTAACATAAACTTCTGTTGCATCAATAGATTCCAAAATAGCTGATAATTCACGTTCAAATCGTTTGAGTAGAGTTTTGTAATATTCTACAATATATACATTAGCTTTTGTATATGATAATGTATAGTCTTGTGCGATACTTATTAATTTACTCATTTCGATATCGTCGTAATATAATGCTAATTTAATCATAGCAACTTGATTCATATTAATTGTAAATGTTTGTTCGTTTGACATAGTAATGTCCTCCTATAAATTTTATTTCATTATAGGACTTGTAAAAAATGCGAATTTGAGATGAAAATCACACCCGGGCAAATTTTTAAAATTCGAAAAAAAAGAGGGAGCCATGTAGACTCCGCTTCTTTATTGATTTCTATATGCGTCAAAATATTTGCCTGCCAATGAATGATGACCCACATAATTTTGATAATTAATATCGTTCTTTTTCTTTAATTTCTTAGTGACTTTGTCCTTAACTTTCTTACCTCTTTGTTTTGCTTTTTCAGCTTTTTCTCGGTGAAGATAAGAATACATTTTGGATTTATAAAGAGACTCCATTGCTGCAGCTTCATGCATAGTAGCTCTAGCCAACTTATAGTGAGGATGATTTGGATTTAATGCAGCAGGAAAAAGATTATTGGAATGACGAGAGGCTTCTTTATAGTCAGCATACGTATCTTTAAGATCCTTATGACGACTTCTAATACCCCATTTCATACCTTTAATTCCAAAATGCTCAATGACATCATTAAAATCATCAGTATGAACTAGTTCATTTTCTGAAATAATTAACATTTTTATCC